TTAAACGTGAATTACCTTTAACTAGTTATGATGGCGCAAGCTATGAGCATCCTGGAATCACTGAAATAACTGATGCTAACATAACTCATGATCCAGTAACTGCACAAGACTATATTCGTGATAATGGGTTCGCGCTAACTCAATTACAAGTTAATCAAGTTACAAGACGTACTGCAACTGTGTATCGCGTCAGCAAAGGTAGATCACCCATTAAAGGTAATAAGGTTTATGATAAAAGATATCGCTATGCTGATAATGATGTAGCTTATATTGTAGCTGCAATTAAATCAGTAATGTAGAACTTATGAGCTAGTTTATCTAGCTCTATTAAAATGAAAATAGGTTTTAAGTTCAATAGAACTATTTATCCAGATACGCCCAAGTATGTATTACGTGATATTTATGTAAGAAAACAGTGGCATGATAAATGTATAACTGACATAGATTTTACAGTTAATCTATTTAATCAAGTTCTTAAATGGATGTATTTGGGCAATCCAGATAACTTAGTGTTAGATGAATATGTTGGTATAACTGTTGATGATGTTTACATTAATGATGCTGTAGATGAATACTTAATTAATAATCAATATAATAATGACTTTTATTATATTGATTTAACAACTGGAGATATTACAAGCGTATGATAGTTACACTTAATCCCGCCATTAATTCAACAACACTATTCTATGATAGTGATGGTAATAACGTTGATTGGAACGTGCGATATTCATTAACTAATAATAGTGAGTTATTACATAAGTTAGTTAACTTCAAGTTAAGTTATCTACTTATTAATGAGTTAACTAGACGTGAGTTAATTGAGTTTCATTTAACTGGATTTAACTTAGTTAAGTTACTTAATGCTACAGATACTAAGTTTAAGTATAGATACTACTTGAACTGGTTTAGTTTAGTTAAGTTAGTATTGTTTAAATAACTTAGTTTAAGAGTCAGTTAAATCCTGACTCTATTACCTTAATTGGAGTTCATTAATTATGGATGTTAAAGAAAGAATGTTATCTCTATGTAAACAAGCATTAGATAAATGGGGTAATGATGTACAGTTAATTAAAGTAGTAGAAGAGTTAACTGAGTTATCATTAGAAGTACAACATTTACGTTATGGTAAATCTGACATTTATGAAGTTAAAAATGAATTAGCTGATGTAATGATAATGCTTAATCAGTTAATGATGATGCTTGAAATAACTAATGATGATTTAGAAGTAGTTATTGATAGTAAGTTAAATAAATTAGATAAGAAGTTAAGTGAATAATATGTTTTATACATGAAATCAATAATAATTTAAATACTAAATCCTTTTTTTCTTACCTTACAGAGATTTTATTTATGTCAGAATTACAGTTGTTTAATTTTCAAGATAATCGAGTTAGAGTAGTTGAGATTGATAGCAATCCCTGGTTTGTAGCTGCTGATGTGTTCAAGGCATTAGATATTGCATGGACAGGTTCTCAATCATTAGATAAAATTAGTGACGTATGGAAGGCTCAGTATGATGATGTATCATCTCAGGAAACTCCTGGCCTAGTACAAATACCTAATAACACTTGGTTAATAAATGAACCTGGTGTTTATAAAATTGCATTCCGTAGTAATAAACCTGAAGCTGAAGCATTTACAAATTATGTAGCTGAGGTGATTCTTCCTAGTGTAAGAAAACAAGGGTATTATGTTTCAGATACTAAAGATGTGTTATTATCTGCAATAGCTGAATTAACTAAATCAGTAACTCAAATTAAAACTGATTATTCTGATCAAGTTAAATATCTAATTGAAAGTAATGTAGTTAAAGATGAACAAATAACTCAATTAAATAATCAACATAATGCGCTACAGGAAGTATTAAATCTATATCCTGGTTTAGATAAAGCATTACAAGAGTTTCAGTTAATTGAGGAAACTACAGAATCATTTATATTGAAGGATTACTTACTTGATCATGCAATTAACTTAGATAAAGGTCAACGTATAAGAGCGGGACAACTCGTATCAGCGTGGCTTAATCTATCACAACAACAACCACTATTTAAACTTAATGGTAATTCATTGTATACTGCTAAACACATACCATTAATTAAGTTAGCTATTGAATACATATTTGGATGGAATTAATCATGTTAGATAAAGCATTAGAATTACTAGAAGAAGTTAACTTACTAATTACTAATGGATGGATAAGTATCATTGCTATTAGTAAAGATTTCTTCGTAATTAAACGTATAAGAAATTGGAAAGAAGAGTTTATTGAATGTGAATCTCAAGATAAATTGATTGCTGAATTAATTAAATTGAAAGAAGCTATTGTAATTGAAACAACTGAAGATTAAATAACTATGACAATTAATACCAAAGACTACTACAATTTGATTGCGCCCCAATATATTACTTGGGATTTTTATTCTAAATACATTTTATTAGAACCTCCCTTTGGTGAACTAGGATTACCTGTTTTCTTACGCACTTACAGTAGATTTATTAAAGAATTAAATAGACGTGAGAAATGGTGTGAAACAATTCTTCGTAATATTGAATACTCATTATCATTAGATAATATTTCATCTGATGATAGTAAGAAAAAAGAAGCAGAATCTTTATTTGAGATGATGTTTAATATGCGAGGGTTTCCAAGTGGTAGATCATTATGGACTGCGGGAACACCTCAAACAACTAAAGATCCTAGTAGTAGTTGGAATTGTACATTTAAAGTAATTGATAATTTAAGTGCATTTAGTGAAATCTTCTATTGGTTATTAATTGGAGCAGGAACTGGATTTAGTGTTGAAAATAAATACATTAGTAAATTACCTAAGTTTAATCCTGATATTACAATTAAACATGATGATTACTTTTATTTAAAAGATGATGAAGATGGAAGTCATTTAGTATTAACTAAAGATGATATTAATCCTAATTACATTTATTTAAGTCCTAAATCTATTATTAATGATGATGATAACTTTATTAATGAAGATTTATCTACTTACACTAACGCTAAGTTAACTATTGGTGATAGTAAAGAAGATTGGTGTAATGCTCTACGTTGTTTCTTACACTTATTAACTTATTCTAATATTAAGACGATTACGTTTAATTACAATTTAATTCGTCCTGAAGGAACGTTAATTAAAACATTTGGTGGTAGAGCTAGTGGACATAAAGCTCTATTGGAGATGTTTAATAACATATTAATGATTATTAAACGTTGTAATGGTGTATTAGATTCAGTTGGTGTACTTGATATAGCTAATTCAATTGGATTAAACGTAGTGTCAGGTGGCGTTCGTAGAACTGCTGAAATTGGATTAGGTGATGCTAATGATAATAATTTTATTACAGCTAAGTTGAACCTATATGATGATCCAGATAAAGTTCAGTATAGAGCTATTAGATCAATGTCAAACAACTCTATATTGTTTTACGAAAATCCTGGATTAGATAAAATTAAAGATGTAATGACATCAATTAAATCAAATGGAGAACCTGGATTCTGGATTATAGGTAATGCGAACTTATTAGCAGAATCACCTATCGCTGGAACAAATCCTTGTGCCGAAGCGGGTTTAGACGATGGACAGTCATGTAATCTCACAACTAAGAACGTTAAAGCTCACGTATATTTTAATAAGAAAACTAAGAAATGGGAATATGATTGGGAATTAGGTAAGAAAACAATTGAACTTATTACTAGAATTGGTTCACGTCAAACTACTGCTACACAGTGGCATCCAAGATGGGATGAACTTCAGAAGAGAGATAGATTACTTGGTGTATCTATGACTGGTTTAATGGATGCTTTTGATCTACTAGAATGGGATACAGAACAACAAGAATACTATTTTAAATGGGTTAAACTAATAGCTATTAATGCTGCAAATGAATATCATAATTATCTTGGTATTAATAGAAGCACTAGAGTTACGTTAATGAAACCTGAAGGTACTATTAGTCAATTACCTACTGTTTCATCGGGTATTCATAGAGCATATTCACCTTATTACTTACGTCGAGTTAGATTTAGTAAAACAGATCCACTAGCTAGAGTATTATTAAATCTAGGATTAACTCCAGTTCCTGAAAACAATCAAGGTGATAGTTTATTTGCCAGTGAATGTACTACTTGGGTTTTTACATTCCCAATTAAAACTAATACCACAATTAGAGCTATTGATGAATCTGCCATAGATCAATTAGAACGATATAAGTTAGCTCAAGTTAATTATGCTGATAGAGGTCATAACATATCAGCTACTATTACATTAGCTCCAGATGAATATGATATTGCCGCAAATTGGATAAATGATAATTGGAATGACATTATAGGTGTTTCATTTCTACCTAGATTTGATCCAATTAGCGATGGTAAAGCATCATATCCATTAATGCCGTATGAACCAATTACAGAATACGAATATCACAATCTATTTAATGTTAAGTTAACTGAAACAGAGTTAATCGAAATATTAGCTAAAATTGAGAATAAGTATGAAGAACAATCGTTAGATAGTAGCTGTTCAACAGGAGCTTGTCCGATAAGATGAATAAACGTATAACTGCCACATATAAAAACGGACATGGAGATCGTGGTTTATCTCCTTTAATGAATGGTCATATTGTTCGTAAAGATGATCCAAGTTGTTTAATCTACAGTGAAATTGAACATCTTAATAATTTAATAACTGAAGTATTAAATACCTTTGATATTAAATACAATAAGCTATTTGAACAACTCAACTGGCTTAAAGTTAATAGCTTTAGTATTAGTAGTTTCTGTTTTATGAAAGGTGATTCTACTAAACACAACTTATCTATTGAATTTAATGATGAATTAGAATCGTTAGTTAATGAACTTAAGTTAGATAAACAAATAGGAGAAGCATCTGATTTCATTATTCACAATAAGATTAAATACATTAAGTTAGATGCAATTAGAATTAGAATACGTGATGTAGAACGTGCATTCACTACGTGGCGTAATCATGAGTTAGTAGTTAATAATTTAATGGAGTTGTTAGTTGATGATCCAATTCATGCACAACAAGTTATTATTGCAATTAACGCTTACGGCGGTTTCCTTAATAGATTATCTACATTTATCTGGTTAACTACTAGAATGGAATCACTGTTATCTGGTGATTACGATAGTCAAGAATACTGGCAAGGTCAAATAGTCAAATAAACAATCAGGTGGTTAATAACATAATAGTTGTTGCCACCTTACACAATTGGAGAATTATATGAACTTAACATTTGAATACGAAGGTAAACTATATCAAATTGAATTGAACGCTGAACAGATTACTCGCTATGAAAAATACAATGTTGTAGAAGCAGATGTATTAATAGCAGATAAAGAGTTTGTTCGTGTTGAATGGTTATTTGATAAAGATAAACAGGTAAGAAAAACTAGTGTATTTGAAATGCGCGAACTTAATATACCTACATTAATTGATAAAGAAAAGTTAGCTTATATTGAATTACTAACTCAATATGGATTAGAAGATGACACTAAATCACGTCAACTGTGGGGTAAGTGTTATGAGTTAGGTCATAGTGCGGGACTAGATGAATGTGTTAGTTATTTCCATCAGTTAGTAGAGTTAATACAGAATTAATATGCAGAATCTATATAATGTCAATGGTTTAATGTTCTGGTCACAAGAAGAGATACTATTACGCGATAGTATTAAAAATCTAATTGTAAGTGAGTTAACTACAACACTTAAATCCGCCAATAGTGCATTTGAGTTAATTCAAGTTGAAGCACCATTATTAACTCCATCTAATTTAATTAACGCTAACTATACTAGCGATGATGTATTTCAATTAGATGACTTAACTCTACGTCCAGAAACTACAATGGGTAGTTATGTCTATGCAGAACACTTATTAAATCCACATAATAAACGTAAGGTTAGATTACCTCTAGTTGTATGGCAACATGGTAAGTCATTTAGAATTGAACAAGATAAAACAGTTAGTAATATGAGACTTAAAGAGTTCTATCAACTTGAGTTTCAAATTATCTATTCATCTAATACTAAGATGGATTATTCAACGTTAGTTATACCATCAATACAACGTATATTAACTAAGTTACTTGGTGAAACTAGAACTGAAGATAGTGATAGATTACCAAGTTATTCAACTAGAACAGTTGATGTAATTCATGCGGCAACTAACATGGAGATATGTTCAATATCTAATAGAACTGATTATGAAGATAATAAAGTTCTAGAAGTTGCGATTGGTACTGATAGATGTGTTTACTTATTTAATAACTAACAATAAAAAAGAGGTGTAATTAACACCTCTTAATAAGTTATTTAATCTTCTATATTAGGAAACATCTTATCTTTAAACTTCTCATAAGCTGCTTCCATTATATAGAAGTCAATATTACGATAACCCCAACCTTCTTTAACTTTAACTGTTTTATTAGGTTTATTTTTGCGAGGTTTAGTAACATATTTAATTTGAGGATTTTTACCTGTTAATGTTTTATAGGTTTGAGCTACTAGATGTCCAAAGCTAATATAACCACCTCTAGTTAATTTAACACCTTTAGATGTTAACCAATCTTTACCAGAATAAAGACAATCATCTATTAGCATTAATTGATTAGTTGATGCTAATCCATCATTAATATGTTTAGCTCCTGGATATAAAGTTACAGTAATACCATCAAGACGTTCTAGTTTTTCTACTTTAGTTTTAACTATTTCTAAATTTTGATCTAGTTTGCGTAAAGTACGCAATATCTCATTGTCTTGTTCTTCTACTGTAAAATGTGTAATTTCTTTAACCCAACAATTAAAACCTTGTTTAGCAAAAAGAAATAATGACTTAGTAGCTGTTATATTTTTACGTTCAATTGCGTAATAACTAATAATTGTTACAGCAGCTTCTTCAGTGATAATCATTGCATTATCAGATCCTAGCGCGGAGGTGTTGAAAACCTTACCCCATATAGGTTGTAGAGATTCTGGTATTGTTTCGCGGGGAGTCCCATTTTGACAATCTTCCATTAATTTATTCTTACCAGAAAATAAACTCCCCTTTTCACTTAACCCTAGTAACCGTTCTAATCCTGATATACTAATTCCTGTTTGTTTACCATCATTGGAAATATAAAAGGTAATTCCATTATCAGACTTAACAGGTGTTACAATGTCCATAGTTAATCAACTCAATATATAAATGATAAGACAGTTTACTCGCTGTCTTTTTCATTATAAACATAAATAGTTAGAAATAACAAGTAATGTTAAAGGAACTTATGACAATTGACTTCATCCTCAAATCCGCCGCATCAGTAGATACAGTACGTCAGATAATGAATGTAACTGGTAGTAGACGTGAGAATGTAGCTGAACATACGTTTACTATGGTTATGATGTGTGTAACTATGCTAGATGACCGAGTAACTAATGATCAACTACTGCACATCATTAAGTTATGTCTAGTACACGATCTAGGTGAAATAAATGCGGGTGATGTAAACTTTGATGACCATACTGATGAACACGATACTCAAGAGGAATTGGCGGCACTCAACCTTTTTTCTTACCTTGAATCATCTCTCATAGCTGAGTATTCTAATCTATGGTATGAATTTAAGAACCAGTTAACTATTGAAGCTAAGTATGCTAAAGCTATTGATAAATTAGCTGGTAGTATGCTGGTCTATTCTCATCTAGTTAATGGTACTGCTCCACCGATGTGGAAACAAGTTAGTGCTTCATCAATTAGAAATAAGATAGCTGTGTACATTGATGAGATGTTACCTGAATACAGCTATATAACTGAGTATTGTATTACTGAAGGAATTAAGAGAGGATTAGTGCAAGATGAATAAGTTACCTGATACAACTGATGAATGTTTAGTTCAAATAGAATATGAAAGCGGTAAGAAAATATATCTATTAGCTAATAGATATAGATTACAGATGGATAGACTCTGATTTAGAAGTTATTGAACAAAATGTACTTAATTGGACTTATTGTAAGGATGTGTTCCCATGCGACGACAACTAATTGAGTTATTAATTAATGACATTCCAGGTATTGATAGTGTTGCAGTAATATTAACGTTTTTAATTGCAGCACCTATCATCATCTATCTCCTATATTTAATAGTAGATACATTAAAGTCACATAATAAATAAGAGTTATTGAAACTAACTCCTGCTGGAACACGAGGTAATTTAGATAGACTATTATTAACACTGTTATACATAGTCTTCTCTCTATTAAGTCCTGTTTTAACTGCTCTAGCAGGATTTAGATTACGTCGAAGAGTTCTACCAGTAGATGTAGCACCCTTAGTAATGCCAGTACGTAGAGCTTTAACTCTACCAATCTTAGGTGTATTAGTAGTAGCTATTCTCTTAGCAACACGAAAACCCTTATATACAGGTTTAGTTGTTCCCATTGCTACTGCTGCACCTTTAAATGGAATTGATGGAGCTAATGGTGTTAATGCATCTGCTGAACTATTACCAATACCCCAACCAATAGTATCTTGTTTAAGTTCGCTATTAAATCCCTTCTTATTCGCCTTAGCATAACCAGATGCGCGTTTAGCTAGTATGCGAGCTTTAACGTTAAGTGGTTGTTTCTGAAAGTTAGGGTTATTGCGAATCTTAAATGCGTTACGAGTAGCTTCAAGATCGTCTAACCCTTTACGTGCTGTAGCTGCACCAGCCCAATCTCCAGCTAGTGAACCTATTTTACCGCCGATTGCTGCACCCTTAATACTGCCAATTAATCCACCAGTATTAACTAGCATATCCTTACCTCCACCTTTATAAACTCCACTAGCTATATGTTTACCAAGGTTAATAGCTGTTTGTCCGCGAGTTTGTCCAGTATGATATCCCCATTTTTGAACAGCTAATTTATCTCTAGCTAATCCAGATTTAACTGCTTGAATTGGATTTTTAACAACGGATTTAATTGCATTACCCGCAGATTGAAGTATCTCACGTTTACCGGGTAATTGACGATTGATTAAAGTTCTACCAATAATAGTGCTTTGATTATTTGCGATATTATTAGCAGTTTTATGAGTATTTAATCCCTCTTTTAATGTATTAATTGGATTTTTAATGAAAGATTTAGCTCTGTTTGCTGTAGCCTGTAGTAATTGACCTTTGCTTGGTAATTGACGATTAATTAAAATACGTCCTAATAAAGTTGGCATAATGAAGTTATTTATAGTTTGGTCTGATAAGTCTGATGCAGGTAAGGATACAGTAGCTGAACTACTGAGTGAATTAGTTCCTCTAACTATAGTTAAGTTTAGTCGTGCATTTAAAACACCATTAGAAGATTGGTTAGGTTTAGATAGAGGTAGTTTAGATGATAAGGAGTTTAGAGTTAAACCTGTAGTTAATCCAGTTACAGGTAACTTAGAATCATTTACCTACAATGATTTAATGTACAACTTCTTTCATGTATTTAAGTCACTCTATCCAGGTGGTAACTATCTAGTTCCTGGTGCAACTAAGAATGTCATTAACTCTATTATAGGTAATGTAGCTATAGTTGATTGTCGCAACCAAACGGAGTTAGAGTTATTGAAGTTACTAGATTATGAGTTAGTGTTACTTCACATAGATGGGAGAGGTGAAACTAAATCAACTGACCTGGACATTAAATTAGATGATTGGTCATTCGTACCAACTCAATATTATATTGATAATAGTGGTACAATAGAGGAATTACGTGATAAGGTAAGAAAAATAGTGGAGGACTTGTATGAGTAAAATAGATGATGATTTAGAATCTACATTTAAGTTTATTAAGAAGCTTAGTATTAATAAACCTACTACACCTAATAACTTATTATTAGTTATCTTATTTATATTAGGTGTAGTTACTACATTAACGTTTAGTCGAGTTAGAGTTAATACAGTTAATCTTAAATTAGAAGATTGTGTATTTCCAGATAACTATTACACTAAGCAATGTAAACAATTAAGAGATAACATAGGTAAATAAACATGAGTTACATTGTTGCGGTATTAGATGTTGAATCAATGGGTTTATATGGTGATGCCTTCAGTTATGGTATTGTAATTGGAGATAGTAATGGTAATGTAATTGAGGAAATATACAAGTATTCTGAAGCTAATTATAAGTATGCTAAACGTGTAGGTAAGAAAAAAGATGTAGATTGGATTGAAGTTAATGTAACACCACATCTAGGTGAATCTAATAGTGAAGAATTAACTAGGGATTTTATCTATGATTGGATTGATTTAAATAAGAGATATCCTAACATTAAGTTATTTGCAGATGTTCCATTTCCAGTTGAAACTAACTTCATTACATTAGCACTGGAAACATGGGTTGAATTTGACTCAATAATGGAATTTTCACCATATCCATTATTAGATGTAACTTCATTTAGATTAGCTCGTAATTTACCTGATTATTATGAGCGATTAGAGAATGAGTTACCAATTCATAATGCACTTAATGATGCACGTCAAAGTTATCGCGGTTTAGTACAAGTAATAGGTAATTGATAAATGATTGAAGTAGAAGTTAAAGCATTAGTTAGTGATGTTGATGATCTTAAATCTCGCATCATTACGTTATATCCAAATGTAGATATTGTAGATAGCAATCAACTTAACCACTATTTTTCTTACACAGAGGAGAGTCTTGTTAAATTAGCAGATAAACTAAATCTGTCATTTAAGAATGAATTACTAACTACATCTAAGTTAGCTATTAGAACTAGATATGACGATAAAGGTGGTACACTATTAATTTTCAAATACAATACTGAAGATGCTGATAATGGTGTAGTTCGTGTAGAGAAAGAACTAATTAGAGGTGAATCATTACATGAGTTAGATAACATACTATTAAGTCTAGGTTTAACATATCAATCTAAATGGAGTAGATGTAGACGTGAATATAAGACTGATAAGTTTAATATCTGTGTTGATATTAATGCAGGTTACGGTGGATTATGTGAAGTAGAAGTAATTGTAGATGATCAGAAAGATGTAACTAGAGCAACTAAGTTATGTCGTTCTACGTTAACTAAGTTAGGTTTAACTGAGTTAGATAGTGAGTTATTAAATAAGATGTTTAACTACTATAGTAATAACTATGATTATTATTATGGTACTACTAGATTAATCTGGGATAGTGTAGACTTTCAAGAGTTAATTAAATAAGATATTTAGTGTTAGTTAATATTAACTAACACTTTTATTTAGGAGTTAGTATGGTTACACTTATAACAGGTGGTGGATTTGATGTATTACATGATAATCATAAGTTGTTTTTAATGAAAGCAATTAATGAAGTTATTGGATGTCAATATTATCATGCTGAAGAAATAGGATTACAATTAGCTACACCAGGAGATGATTTATTTATTAGTTATTCTCCATGTATTTACTGTGCTAGAGAAATTGTAAATAAAGGTATTAGAAGAGTTGTTTACTTCAATGAACACTCTAAGTTAGAAGGATTACAGTATTTAATTAACAATAATATTCAAGTAAGGAAAGCTGGATTATGTCAGAACAACAATTTTTGAACCTGCTACAAGATGTAATTGATAATGGCGTAAGAAAAAATATATATGGTCATGATGACAAATATATTATTAGTAGATTTGGTGGTTTAGTTAGATTTAATCTATCAGATGGATTTCCACTATTAACTACTAAACGTACATTTTATAAATCAGCATTCAATGAGATGTTGTGGTTTATAGATGGTAGCAATGATGTAGTTAAGTTACATAATGTTAAGTGTACTATCTGGGATGAATGGGGTGCTAAACAGTATTGGCGTAATAAAGGTGTTAAGTTAACTGCTGATAATACAGTTGAGTTAACCAAACAATGGCAACAGTTAGTTGATGATGGTGTTATTACTAGCGAAATTATTCCACTTCATTATAGTAATAGTACAAGTTGGGAATATACACATTATTGGTCTACCCAAATAGATTCTGAGTACAGATATAGTACACTAGATCAAACTAGATTTGTAATTGATGGAATTAAAAAGACACCTGATCGTAAGTCGTTTCTTGTAAGTTATTGGAATCCAACTACTGTTTATTCAATGGCTGATAAATGTGGTAATGAATCAGTAATACTTCCAGCTTGTCATACTCACTACTCAGTCAATGTAAGTAATGGTAAGTTAAGTATAATGTTATACCTACGCAGTTGGGATTTATTCCTCGGTGGCGCGTATAACATCGCTCAGTATGCACTACTTCTATCTATGTATGCTAAATGTACTGGATATGAACCAGGTGAGTTAGTTATTGCAACTGCTGATCATCACATCTATAGTGACCATGTTGAACAAGTTAATGAGCAATTAACTAGAGTTCCCTATACGTTACCTACTTTAACTATTAGAGATAGAGGTCAACGGTATTTGCAAGACTTCGTTATTGATGACTTTGTAATTAATGATTATCAACATCATCCAACATTACGTGGTGATATTACAGTGGTAGGAGGATATTAATCAACTTCGCGTAGCAGAACGACTTAAATAACATCACTTAAATAGACATCATATAACCTTAGTTAACATTAACTAGGGTTATTTTAATTAGAGGTAATAACATGGACATTTATGAATTTGCAGCATATTTATCTAGTAGATCTACTGATAAAGCAAAAGAGTTATATTATCAATTAGTTAGTAATATATCATTCTATGATTCAGATGATAGAATGCTTGATATTATTGCTAATGTCGGTACTTACGATAGTTATAATTATAGTTATGATGAATTACGAGAATGGTTAAATGATGATAGTGAGGCTTATGATTATGTAGACTATGTTATTAATTCTAAATACACTAGTTTCTATGATTTACTAAAAGCAGCTAAACGTAATAAAGATTACGATGAATATCATAATATGTATGCTGAATTAGAAAAAATATTAGATGACTTTGATGGTGATAATGAATTAGATGATGATGATGATACACCTGTTACATATGAATCAATATTAAATGCACTATGATAGATAACTTGATGTAAGTTAAGTGGTACTTTAGATAACTTAACTACGTTTATCAATGTAACGGTGTTATTACTTGTAATGAATTATTAGATTGGATACATTAATCAGATGAAACAACTGAGATGGATTAGTTTCACATTACTAACTGGCGGATTCATGTTTGGAGTGGCGGATAGATACTTAGCATCAGATTATACAAGTGTTGAAATCGCCCTACCTTTTTTCTTACTTACCTGTATTATTATGAATTATGAATCTTAAATAATACTTAATTATTTTATTTACAACATTTCCTATCCACCCCTGACAATGTTGTAGTTTATAATTAATCATATACAACATATAAACCCTTAATAAGATGAATGATGTATTTGTTGAAAGTCTATATATTCCAAGTTTACGACACACTGTTATGAATCTTGAAGTTGAAAATGTAGAAGTTGAATATATAGGAGGTTTATTTCCTAAAGGTCGTGTTAGTGCTGTAGTTGCTGAAGGTGGTATTGGTAAAAGTTGGTGTCTAGTTGGTGCTAGTTTATCAATAACTAGTAATATACCATTTTTACCTAGAGAAGATTATGAAATTAAAGATACAGGTAGAGTATTAATTATTGATACAGAAGGTCGTATTAAATCATTCGTTAAACGTATTGATTTATTAGGTGGTAGTAGAAACAACTACATTACACCTAAAAATCCACTAGAGATAGTTACATATAACGTTAGTGATGATATTGAATTAATTGAAAAGATTATTGAATCAGAAAACATTGAACTATTAATAGTTGATTCGTTATCTGGATTTAATATTGTTGATGAAAATACGTGTCAAGTTCTACCTTGTCTACAATGGTTTGCTACTATCGCTCTTAAATATAATATTGCAGTTGTATTTACTCAATTAGTTAACAAGAGTGAAATTAAGGATAATAAATACACTACTAGATCGGTACGCGGTTTTAGTGGTATAGTTCAATATCCTGAAATTATTTGGGCATTAGATCAACCATCTCCTAATAAGAAAATTAAACGCTTATATCAAATTAAAAATAACATTGAACAAATAGATGAAACAAATTACATCTTTAAATTAGAAAATGGAAGTATTGAATGGCAAGTAGATCCTAATGAATATAAAAATAAATCAGAGGTAAGAAAACAGATTTATGATGAAAATGTAAGTTTATCAAATAAAGATATTGCTGATTTAATTAAAGCTGTAGAACCTGATACTAAAATTAATACAATATTACAGTGGATAACTAGACAAAGGAATTGATTATGAATCTAATAGCTAATATATCTCTCAATAACTGCATTGGTAATGGCGGCAAATTAGTTAATTATGACTGTGCCGATATGCAGCGTTTTAAGGCACTCACAACAGGTGGAGTAGTCATAATGGGAGCTAATACCTTCAGAGGTGATCTACGCTCTAGGAAGCTTCCTAACCGCGTTAATATCATCATTACGCGCGACAAGGGATTGACTACTAACGAATCTGAGACATTCTTCATCAGTGATATTAATACTGCAATCAGTGTAGCTAGATCATATAACAAACCTATCTGGATAATAGGTGGATCTAGTATCTATGCTACGCTGTTACCTCATGTAACTAAGTTATTTATTACTCATACTTATAATGTAGTTAATGGTGATAGATATCTTAATTTGGATTGGAGTAACTGGACATTAATTAATCAAGTTAAATTAGATAACATAACGTTTGCAGATTATGATTTACGTAATTAGTGATTTACATCTATTTCATCATAAGGTAATTGAGTATTGCAATAGACCATTTCTAACTACTGGTGATATGCACGATGTAATTATCAGCAATTGGAATAGTGTAGTTAATGATGATGACATAGTATATAACTTAGGTGATGTTACGTTTGCTGGATTCCGCGACACTAAGTTAATAATGGATCAACTAAATGGCAGTAAGTATCTAATTCGTGGCAATCATGATAAAGGTCACACTAATACATGGTTTAAGAATGTTGGTTTCCTCGATGTCTATAATGAGTTAGAACTAGAGGTTAACTTAACTAATGTACTTCTAACTCACAAACCAGTAAGTAGAGTTAACTTCATCAATGTACATGGACATCTTCATAACTCAATAACTACACACGACTCTAAGTTGTTTAAATGTGTATCTGTAGAATGCGTTAACTACACTCCAGTTAATATAGAGTTATTATTGATGTAGTTAAGTTAACTATAATCATGATATTAATTGGCATAGATCCCGGCATTGTTAACATCGGTTATTGTGTATTCGATACCGATGTTAATAAGATTATCTCTACTGGAGAAATAACAGCAACTCAACCTGATGATTCCGATAAGTTAGTTCATATTTATCACCAATATCAGAAGTTATTGACGGAGCATTCACCAGATACTCTGATATACGAAGCACCAGTATTTCTAGGTCGCGGTAACAATGGAGAACGCCTAAATCGCGCCATTGGTATATTTGAAGTATTAAGTAGACTAAAATCCATGTCTATTTATAGTTACACTCCTAAACATATTAAGTTAGTAGTAACTGGAACTGGTAAAGCTGATAAAGCTATGATTAGTAACTCAGTTAATGAGTATCTAGGAACTACTACTAAGTTTACGAGTTCTCATAGTGCAGATGCAACAGCTATTGTAATTACATACATTAAAGATGAAAGTATTAATATTGATGGGATTGCCGAGTAGTGGGAAAACTACATTTGCGAAGGAACTAGAATCATCTAATAATAAATGTATTAGACATATTGATTTTGATGATCTACTTAAACGTTATAAGAAGAATGCAGTTAATAAGTTAACTAGGTTAGATAACTATATTCGTTATATAACTGATACATTTATTATTGATGGTTTAATTCACACTAATGAACAATTAACTCTAGTTATTAATGCACTAGTTAAGAATAAAGAGTTAACTGAGATAGAGATACATTACTGGGAAGAGAATCGTAATCAGTGTTTAATTAACGATATTAATAGACGTGATATCTCTAGTGCGTTTAGCATTAAGACATTAACTCTAGATGTACCTAACTTAGATGAACTTAAATTGTTATTTGAGAATACTACTATGAAGTTACATAAAGTTGCAGTTAAACCAGATTGGTTAGTATTCTCTGATAAATATAATTTAGGTTGTACTATCAATCAACCATATCTCAAATCAGATAGTTGGTCTACTGGTGGTAGTAGTGGTAACTGTTGGAATGATGAAATTACATACTACGATGGCGATGAACCATTAGCTAATTTTGAGGCATTTGATAATCTAATTACTAGCATAGATCCGACCATTAGTTTTCTTACCTATAAGAAGTTATATGCGATTAGCTGCTCAATGGGTGAAATTCATGAAGATGACTATTATGGTGGAAGTGGTTCTCACTATACTTATTATCAATGTAATATAGAAGTGTTATACAATGAACTAGTAGCTCTTGGTATTTTATAAATGTGGTTATATCAACAATACCTAATATAACTCCTGATCAATTACGTGAAGCACTTAGATTCTACGTTGGTCAAGTTTTGAAAGAATAAGGAGTTATATTGATAGGAGATGGAACTCATGATAGAAGGAATTAGATGGTTATGCAACTGCTCAATATGCAATTAAACAAGGTTATAAGTATGTATAATATTCAGGATACCCAGGATACAGTAGATTCACTTAAGGACGAACTTAAATTTTATAAAGATTCTATAAATGATCTACATGAGCGATTAAATAATAAATTAAGTAAGAAGCAAAGTTTAGTTAATAGCTTTGAGTCTCCGGCTGACTAACTTCTGTAGTTGGTGATAATTTCATCAACTCACGAAACTTATTCATTGCTTCTAGATCAGTCATGGGTATTACTTGTGTAGTAAATGCAGTTATGAAGTTTTGTATCTGTGCGCTCTCCTGAGTCGGATCATTAACATTAGTAACTGCGAAGCTACCATAATCATCTTGAACACCATAGTTCCATATAATAAGTGGACGTATAACTTTCTCAATCAGTTGATCTCTAATCTTCTTAACTGTTGCTTCAACTGTACTATCTAGAATTGACAAATGTTTAACACTGAGTGTAGCAGTTGCAATACCGCCACTACCTTCGTCAAGCACCATACTAGGTACACCAAATGCAGCAAATATATTCTTACGCAACATAGATTCTGCGAGATTCCAGAACTGTTCACCTGCTGGTATCTGTAAGGCACTAACTTCATTACGTTTATCGGTAACTATATGACTGTGAGTTTCAAGGTTCTGAAACTGTTCAGCTAGGTTAGCTACAGCACTAATAGCTACAGGTTTACCAGTTCTAACGTCTATGTATTGACTACCATCTTTATTTTGTAAGTAAACAGTATTCTCAGTATCAGCACGACCTAGTAATATACCTACCGCAAGTGTCTTAGCACTAACCGCCATTTCACTGAATATAATCTCGTATAGTTTGACGTATGGATAGGCTGTTTCGCACTCTGGATCACCATAAGCAGTACGTTCGTTATAGTTAGTAACTAATCCGTTAGTAATATGAAGACACTTGTTATAAGGAATCCATAATGCACGAATCCCATCGTTATATCGAATATGAGTTAATTTACCAGCAGCACCAGCATAACGCACTCTCTTAGGATCGAGTAGATTAATTCCCTTCAGTGTGTAGCGAGTCTTACCAAATGAACGTATTGGTTTAAATGCTATTTCAGCACTGCTATGTCCAAATGGCATAGCACTACATAATCGTCCTACTATGTCAGATAATGTGCCATCCATATTAGCTATAGCATCAAGTATGAAGTCCTGATGTTCTTTATTCTTATTCTGATAATCACCTATAGTTACAGTTGCTCTGAGTGATTTAATATTACAGCATTCCTTAGCCCAGGGATTACGAAGTATGGATTCATAATCGCGGATTGTGTGTTTATGTGGACTAACTAACTCTTGAACAATGTTAGTAGTTAATCCAGTTATTTGAGATGACAGATAATGGTTATTCATTGAAATTTAATATAAGTGCTAACAATAAGTAGTTTTTTTACTTCTTCAGGAGAGATAATATTAGTATCTAATTTAGGACTTTTCACTTTAAATGGTTCTTTCCTACAACTAGTAATTTCATCCTCATTAAAACGACATTTAGCAATATCTAGATTAATAGATTGTTCTAAACTTAATGCTGCAATAATGAAATTTAAACGTAAAGGTTTATAGGGATCAATTATCTCGTATAATCTATTTTGATGCACTGTATATACGCTATTATTATTAATAAAGCTATAATTAGCACCAGTGTGACGATAATTATTATAAACATCTTTGCGCCATGTTTTTAATACAGGAAGTTCTTCTGGTTCTGTATAGGTTGTAAATACGTCATCTTTTAAAACGGTTAATTGATTATATCCACTTTTTATAACAACATAGTTACTATCAATATAATAACTATAATTTCCTCCATAAAATGATACTACTTTTTCTGGTAATTCATACTTTTTCCATTTGTTATCTCTAATTGTATAAATAATTCTACTTGGAAAATAGCTATTACTTTTTTCAGTTAGTAAATAATCAATAGTAGGTTTAGGTTTATCTTCAATACTTATCTTCCTTCTACTAGTTATTATATTTTTTCTTACCTCTTGATTATTATTAGCTACTACAACTAACCATTTACCTTCATATGGAACTATGAATCCTCTACCAATAGGAGAATTATTAGTTACTAAATAGCTGGAAGCGTATGTTTTACCATTATCGTCAGTAAATGTAGTTCCATTATAGTAACCAATAATTACATCATTGTTAACTAAGCGTTTAATTTCATCTATTAATTTACGTTCGTTCATAATAAGTTAGATAGTAGTTGTTGAGCAAATTTCATAATTAAACATTCAAGTAAGTGTCAGTTTCAGGGTTAAAAGTAGTAGTATACCTGCCAACAGAATCAGTTAACCTAACTGAATCTACATAACCACCATACAATTGTCTAACAAACGTCCCCTGAAAATTATCTCTGGTACACATTACTCTAGGATTTGTTGCTGTAAGTGGGATTTCATAATTACTGCTAAATACTTCTAATCCGTTTAGAAATATTTTTTGAGTATAATTAGAACGAGAAAAAGCAATATGTTGAAATGTATTGTAAGTGAATGCTACATTTGTTGTAATATCCCATGATACGTTTATTCTACCTATTCTTATTTGACTTCCATTAATACTAAAATCAACGTCCCCAACCATACTACCAGCAAATAAAGTCCAATCAGATACTACTGTCTGGTATATCCAGACTTCAAATGTATAGTTTGACAAGTTTATTGTAGTAGTTGCTTGTACAAAGCTACCCAAAGTTGTATCTGTCGAAAACAAACTACTCCCACCATATTTACTTTGCGCTGTACTAATTTGAGCAGTGCCAAAAACAGAAATTGTTTTAGGAGTTGGTGAACTGTCAATGATATTTGTACTACCATTAGATCCATTTCCTTTCAGAAATAGAGCTACGTTTGCGGCAAAAGGATCTACACCACCACTAACAATAGGATTAAAAAAACCAACTGGAAAAGTAAACATGATTAAACCTCAACTGATATAGGAGCTAATGTAATTGCACTAGATGATCTAGCTACTCCAGTTAACATATTAACTTTATTAGCTGTTGTATTAACTGTAGTTGTATCACCAGTTAATCGTTTAAATATAGCATCAAGTGTAATAGTTCTACTACCAGTTGCATCTTGAATTAAGTAGATGATATAAGTTGCTCCAACTTGAATGTTGTTCATGGTCAGAGTCAGGTTTCCAGTTAGAGTTAGTATGAAAACATTACTAGCACTACCGTCTAAAGTTACTGTCCCAGTAGCAGAATTATTAATAACAGGTGTAGCATATTGTGTTTGAGTAAATGCTTGAACTCTATTTAATGATGCTAATGTTCTAACTGTACCATTATTAACGTCTCTAGTTTTAAATAAGTTATCAGTGCTATCGACATAGAAACCAACTTCGTTAGTTGATGTAGTAATGGGACTTCCAACAGGAGTTAATATAAATCCAGATGCGGCATTTAAACTACCAGCACTTCCAGTAGAACCTTTATCTCCAGCTATTGTTATGTTCCAACTAGTATAAGTTCCACTACCAACTGCATTATCTGATGTAATAGTAACTGAGGTACTACTAACAGCAGTAACTACACCTTCCATATAGTTAGAAACATCATACGCAGCACGCAATCTCGTACTAACTAACCATCCTAAGTTAGAACTAGCAGTATAAGTAAACGTCTTACTACCAGTTCCAATACTATTAGACATTGTAGAAGTTCGCGTAACATCAACATTAACACCACTACTTTCAAAAGTAATAGTATCTGTAGTGGTGTTAGTTGTAATAGTCATTCCAGTTCCAGCAACTAACGTAATAGTATCACTAGCACTATCAGCTACTACATCAGATTGACCACTAACTGCAATTGTACTAAATGTATTACTAACAGCAGTTCCTGCGATAGTTAATGTATCAGTTGTAGAATTTGTAGTTAAGGTAATACCACTACCAGCAGCAATAGTTAATGTATCACTAGCACTATCAGCAACTATATCAGATTGTCCAGCTACAGTTATTGTACTAAATGTATTAGTGACGCTAGTTCCAGTAATAGTAATAGCATCGGTTGTGGCATTAGTAGTTAATGTAATACCAGTTCCTGCAACTAGAGTTAAACTATCATTAGTTTGATCTGCAACTACATTACTTTGTCCACTAACTGCAATAGTAGTAAATGAAGGTGAAATAACACTAATATTTCCATCTAAACTCCAAGTATCATTAACCTTCTTATAAATATTAGCATTATCATAATTAAGATAATATGAACCATCTTCACCAATTAAACTACTAGGAACACCATTATCGCTATACCATACTGTTGCACTAGTTGAGAATAACTCACTCAGGTTACTTGTTATCTCATATAACTCACTAACACTATGATCAATAACTGTAACAACTCCAGTGTATTTAAATGCAACAAACACTTCATAACTATCAGTAGGAAATGTACTACTGTTAGATGGAGTTGAAGTAGTTACACTTAATGGTGTATATAAACCATAATTACTAGATGGTGTTGCTAATGTAGAACTAGTAAAGTCACTATAATTAAGTACATAAACATCATTACTAGCAGATGGAGTTATGTTAACTTCAGTTACGAATACGGCATTACTACTATTCTTAATATAGATAACAACATTAGTTGCATTAAACTTACCTTTACTAGAACCTGCAATAAGAGCATCAGGATAATTACTTCTAACACTAGTTGGATAATTAACAGTTACAGATAACTTCTTAGTGTTATTTAACGCGAAGCTACCATAACTAACTGGAGTTCCTATACCATTAACTGTACTAACTACACATCGCTTAACTGCACTAACGAATGAACTAGTAGTTGATGCGAACGAAGTACCATTACTAGTAAGAAAAATATACTGGTTGGCGGTATTAGAACTTAACCCCGTTATAGTTTCGGCGGATATATCATTAAGTTCATAATTATTAACTATTCCACTACCCTTACTCTTAATTACACTAAGTCCAACATCAGAATAAATGCGCCACTTATCATATTCGTTGTAAATTAAGTTGCCGAATACACCAGGAGTATAGATACCGCTAGTTGGAGCAAATGTAACGTATGTAGTTAAGTTAGCTAGATATGGAACATTGTTATCTAAATCAGTAATGGTGAATTTAGGACTAACTCTAACTACAGCAGCATAACCAATGTCGAGATCCTCTGGTAATGTTAACCATTGACTACGAGGTTGATAAGTTACTTCACCACTACTAACTGAAGCATCTAATACTCCAGTTATTAAATTAACATAACCAAGTAGTTCTAGTATTAGGAGACTATCGAACAATTGAGATTTATCTTCCTCAAATAATCGCACAGTACAACTAATTCTAGTTCCACTTGAAATAATAGTGCTAAATTCATTACGTAACCAGAAGGTAACTCCATCACCTTTACTACCATCACAAGTATATGATGGTGCATTAACAATTAGATTAGGTGTGCGAACATCTTGATCACATCCATCTGTAGCTGTAGTATCAGTTATATACGTACTAATTGCACCTACTCTAAGCCATCTACCAGTAGTTGCAGTTAATACAGTTAAGTTATCTACAGTTGCTGTACTGTATTCATCGTATTCATAGTAGTAGTTGAGGTTAGTTATGTATCTTATAAGTCCCTGAATTGGTGTTGCTGGTAATGCAGCAGAGTTAGCTACAGTACGAGCAAGTGTAGTTAGCTTGAACAACTCAACACTAGTTAATATAACTGGCGAATTAAAATCAGCACTATTAACTACCATTACTTGAGTTAAGGCAGATACGTTATTAGTAGTTGATGCTGATATAACTATGTCAGACCAAGTTTCACCACTAGCTAATGATGGTAATGTTATAGTTAATGTAGATGTTGTAGTTAAAGTAACTGGAACTAATGTACTATTCAGATTAAGTCCAATTAGATTCCGACCTTGAATAGAGATATAGTAAGTTCCTGTAACTCCTAAGTTACCTGAACCATTAACTACAGATACATTACCTGAATTAAATGTAAGTTGTAATTTACCCGAACTATAGGTTGTTGTCATGAGTAAGAAAATAGTGTATATGAGTAATTATAATATATGAACTTACAAGAAGCTCAATCATATATCCGCAATTTAATTCGATGTTCTTATAAAGAAAGTGGTAATAGACCTACATCAATTAGATTAAGTGGACGTACTTATAATCAAATGTCCGCTATAGCTAACCCATTTAATATGACTACAATAGCTTGGTTAGAGAAAACTTGTAATGTAGAAATAATAAATCTATCTGCTGTTAAAGAATTACCACAACTTAGTTACCTTGACATATTAGATAAACTATGATAACTAAACAACAAGTTAGAGACGTTATTAATAATGTTTTAAATGGTAAATTACCACCATTAGAAGGATTACCTGATAGAACAGCTACACTACACAATATTGGTATTTATTTAAAAGCTAATGGTTATAATACAGTACCTTATTATGGATTAGTTGAAGATTATTTAAATGTGAGATTCTGTGATCTACCAGATGTTATTACTGATATTAAACTTGTTAGTTACCTTGACATACTTAACGCACTATGAATAACCTAGATAAAGCAATCAATGAACTACTTCAACTAACATTAGTTGATAATAAACCAGTTTATTTAACTCAATTAAATGAACTTTATGAATGTAAGAAAAAAGAAGAGACGCTTAAATTAGAAATAGAACAATCAATTAATCGCGCCTATTTATTACGCCATAGTGATTATGTGCAACCAGTATTACTTGATCTATTTAAATTACAGTTAAAAGAAGCTAGTTTACCTAAAGGTTATACCTTAGATGAACTAGTTACTAAACATAACATAGATTTAGTTTTACTTAAATTAGCATTAGATCAACAAATTAAAGAGGGAAATATTAAATTACATGGTGTATTAAATAGTGAGAAACATATAGTAGAGGAACGTTATTATAGTAGGTTTAAATACGAGGACGCTACTTACTCTTAATACTATTTTTTCTTACGGTTGTTGTATTTGTTAGAGGTACAGTTATTTGTTTACCTCTAACATCAATAACATAATTACTATTAACTACATTAACTGTAACCTTATTCTTAACTAGTCTTCTTAACTCATCTTCTAGTAACTTCATATAGTCGTTCATGATCCACGTCCTAGTGTATTTGGTAATAATGAACCTAATTTAAATCCTTCAGCATAAACATCAGATGGGGTTTTAGGTGTTGGTTTAATGGGTTTAACTATCTTTTCTTTTTTACTACTAACACTAATATCTCTATCAATACCCATAGTTAAATTAGTTACTGCTGTAGTTTCAATACCAACATTAGTAACCTCTTGTTCTATAGAATGAGTTATACTAACTACTCGTCTTCGACATTGTAAACCATTAAATATAACAGTTACTTTATCTCCAGTTGTAATACTACCGTTATATGGAACAGTCATAGTTGATGTTAATGTGTTCCTAATGTCATCTATTCTAAGTTGATTATTAACAGCAGCAGTTACTTCATTTATATTCTTAGCTTTATCGAAGTTATAACTACCAGTTCTAGGATAACCACCAGTATAAGGGGTTGTCCAATAAACATATCTATAATTATTAGTAACTTTATCTTCTTCTTTCTTAGGTTCAATTAATTCATATTTAGGTGGTTTACGAGTATGTACAGGTGGTATTCCTGTATTAGTTGAACTACTTGTTTCTTCAGTAACTGCACGAAATCCAGGATCTTGTGATGTAAAGTTACTTGTATATGAGATATAAGTGTCTTCACCTTGATAGTCACTACGGAAGTCCTGTTGTTTAGCACTATTCTTAGATGGTAGTATTTTAAGGAATGTTCTGTTATATGTCTCTTGTCCGCTAGTTAATGGTGGTTCAACTGGATCTCCTGATTCGCGTTCTAAATTAAGTGGATTATCAACACTTAAGAAACAACTATATTGTTCTGCTTCAGCTATTACAAACATAGGTTCAATATAAGTTGGATCTGCTACATAACTACTAGAACCATCTTTATTGCATTGTTTAATAAACTTAGATTGTTGTCCAAATTGACGATAGTAATCTCTATGTTGAGCTAACTCATATCTCTTAGCTCCTGTAACACGAACAAACTTAAATTGATAAGTGTTATAAGTTGCAGTATCGGCACTAGATGGAGTTTCACCATCGTTAACTGCAAGTTGATATTCTTGAGTATATCTATCATCACCTTCTATATTGGCGCGAATTAGTTTACGTCCAGTTAAATCATAACCAAGTAGATATCCAGTTTTATCATCATAGTTATATGTAGTTTTAGTTTCTTCAATTAGTGTCCACCAATTAGTAGCAGCACTATCTAATTCAATACTTCCACCACTAATTAATGTGATATCCCATGATGTATATGCAAATCCATAACGTCGCGTAACTTCACTTATTGGATTATTATCTTCTTCAGTTATATCTATAATAGTTTTAGTTACACCACTCTTATCATGATTAAGATCAAGTGTTTTAAGTCTAGTTATGTTAGATGGACAAGTTGCTGCATCTAAATCACCTTTAATATAAGTACGTTTAACTGGTTTACGATTTTCAAACTTAGATTGAATATCCTTAGTTGCTTCCTCAATAACTATATTACCAGCGTCATTAAAGTTATCAGGAGTTGTGTAATTGTAGATAGTTGGATATGGAATGATAAATGTATTTTCAGCAGTTAGTGATGTTACACGATTAGTTATAGTTGTTGGAACTAACGATGTGTAACTGATGTTGTTATTGATTGATCCGTAACTACCGTTAATTGGTAATGGTAAATTACGATTAATAGTAGTATTAAAGTTACTTAATATCTTATCACTATTATATGTCCAACTAGTAACAGCATTAAGTTTTCTACATACTATTACATCAGGTTTATTGTAATCAACAAATGCAGAATTAATATCAAGGTATTCATTAATTAAACTACCTAATGTTACAGTTGCATTATTATCTGATTTATCTACAATTACAGTTCCTTCAATGCCAGTTATCCTAGCTCCACTTTTAGCAGCAACTTCATTAATAGTTACGTACTTCTTAGTTTTAGCTATTTCAGTTGCATCAATTGAACATTCTGGATCTTGAAAGTTATTGTTAATATCAGTTGTATTATTAAGTGCTATTGGATAATTAACATAGTTATCCCATTTACCACGTAGGTTAATATTAACTCTTAATATATCATCATCACTAGATAACTCTTCATTATAACTATTAACTACAAACTGATATTTACTGAGATTAAATAAACTACTTACTCTAAATAGACTTCTAACTTGAGCAATGTAATTAACGCTAGTAACTAAACTAATAGATGCAGTTGGATGATCTTGAAATGATTCACTAATAGTTATGTTAGATAGAACTGGCAATCCTGCTAATCCATTTATAGTAGGTATTCTAAGTGAATTAACTATTGGTGAACTAAATACAGTTACATTAATTAAATTAACTGCACTATAAATAACTACTTTATTATTAATGTAAATAAACTCACCATTAACAGGGTTATTAATATCCTTAGCTAATGTGAATGTTCCATTTGTAGTTGTTATTAAATCAGGTAATGTATCAGTAGTTAATTCGTATGTTCCATTAATTCCCGCAGTTACAGTTGTAATAGTTGTAGTTACATTACTAAATAGCTTCGATATTAAACCACTATTAGTTAAACTAGTTGATTGTTTAAGAATGCTATTAATACAACTGTTATAGTATGTAGTTGCTAATTCCGGTAAATCTGTATTAGTAAGAATAAACATAATGTTGACTTTGTCCTTTACATTATCACTCGTTTAGTTATTTCATTAAATGTAATCTCATAATCTTCAGTATAGTTACCAGTTCTACCATTACCAGCAGATAAAGTTAGCATACCTTTACGAACTGTAGCAGTAGCATCAGTTACTTCAGGTCGCACATAATCAATTACAGTTACTGGAATATAGTTATTGTAACTACTAGTAACACTACTAATAGCTAGAAACTCTAGACAACGATGTACATTCCAATCATTGTTAACTATACGTACAGTAAATCCAACTCGCACAGGTTTAGGTCTAATAAATGCGGTATTTAATGTATCTACTAATTCTGATCGTTCGGTTAATAATCTAGTATAATTAGATGATATAACTGGAATAACTAAATAACTAACACCACTAAATGTAGCTCTATTAGTTATGCTGAATTGATCTAATATAGGTGTTTGACATTCTATATATAGATTCTTGATTAAACTAGTTGTTGATAATTCGCAAGTCATGTTAATTAAAGTGTATAACTCCGTCAATTACAAGTGTAACAAGTATGAGTAAGAAACAAGTAATAGAATTAGAATGGTTTAGTGTAGATGAGATGTGTAGATGATGATGATAGTGTAGTTATTATTGAAGATAAGTTAACTAAGTTAATAAATGAGGTAGATAATGTCCGAATTTGAATGCTTCTATAAAGGTACTGATTTATATTTTACTGGAAACATTAATAACTTATCATCAACTAAGTTTGTTTATCTATTGCGTGAATTAGAATCTAATTTAAAATCATCTGCTGATAAATCAATTACTATTTATCTAGATTGTTATGGTGGATGTGTAACTAGTTCACTTAAGATGTATGAAGTTATTAAACGTAGTTCACTTAATATAACTATTATTGCAGAAGGTTATGTAGCTAGTGGTGGTACATTATTATTATGTGCAGCTACTAGTAAGTGTAGTAGTTATACAACATTTATGGTACATGAATTAAGAGGTAGTATTAAGCATGATTTAACTGGAACTAAGAATGTAATTGATTGGTGGGATAAATTAGAGTCATATTGTATGGAGTGTTATAAAGACACTAAGTTAACTAGCAATATGATGTTGAAAGATACATATTTAACTGCACAACAAGCTTTAGAATTAGGACTTATTAGTGAAATTATATGAACTTAAATGAATACTCAACTTGGTTAATTGAATTTAGTAATAAGTATGCAATTGCAGATGAGCGAAGCAAATTAACTGTTTATATTGCAGGATTAATAGAGGAACTTAATGAATACAATTTAGCAGATACTGTTGAAGGTAAGAAAAAAGAGTTAGGTGATTTACTAGCTTATTTAGTATTAGCATTAAATAAAGTAGGATTTCCGCTATTAGCATTATCTAATAAGTTTGATACTGAGTTAACTATAAGTCAATTATCAATGCAATTAGCGGGATTTCTCAAGAGGTTATATAGAGGTGACGTAGTTATAACTGATTGTGTATTTATATTGATTAGTTATCATGACTTTATAATTGCTCAACTAACTACACTTAATTTAACTACAGAAGAGTTAATTGAGATTAACGTAGCTAAGTTAACTAAACGTGATGTAAACAACACATTAAAAGGTAGTGGTGACAATAGATGAATAAGATTAAAGAAGCATTAGCTAACAGAAGATTATCTACATTTGCAGCAACTACAGTTACTAATACTCCTAATGTAACTAGTTTATTAATTAGTCCTGAGATCCGCACCCATTCTGTAACTAAGTTAAGTGAGTTACTTAATCTACTGTTTGATTTACGTAACTTAACTAGAATAAGTCATTGGAACATTAAAGGTATGAACTTTAAAGCAGTTCATAGTATGTTAGATGATATTCAAAGTGAGTTAGATAGTTATGTTGATGTTATTGCTGAAGTTATAGTAGCATTTGGAGGTAATGCTACTATTAGTTGTAATACAACTGAGTTATCTAACGTTGATATTATCAGTTGTTGTAGTGATAGTAATGAATGTCTCACTAAACTAGCTACTCTATTTTCTTACGTTATTAAAGAAGTTACTGATTGTAGTAATGATTTAGATGATAATGGTGATAGAGTTAATGCTAATACATTATTAGAATTAGCAGCTACGTTAATTAAGTTTGTTTATTTAATAGAGAAGCACTTGCAATGATTGAACAATATGATGTTAAATTTAACTATCTTAAATCAGATGGACATTGGTGTATTGGTGCTAATGAGTTAGTTAATGTAACTGTTAATCGTGAGAAGTGTAATCATCAGTTAGCTGGTAATGTAATTAAAAGTAGATATGTTAACTGTGAGATAGTTAGAGTTAGTTACGTATGAGATATAATGGCATATCTAGATTAGTTTATCTATTGTTAATGGCGAAGCTTAACAGACGAGATAAATAACATACTAATAAATCCACTAACTTAATTGCTAGTGGATTTATTTTATCTATTTAAATACTTCTTTAACTAACTTAGGATCTGCTAATGGATTATTAAAGTAACCTATTAACTTGTTATCTTTATCATATAGAGGTACTAGTTTATCTGTAACTAAAGTACCAGTTAATTTGTTGTTAATCATGTTGTTTAAAATAGTAAGTTATTTAACATAGTTATATCATCAATATTAACTTCATTTAAGTTATCGTTATTAATAATATAACTTTTAATTGTGTTTACTTCTACCTCATGTGATTTCATATAGATAGCTAAACATTCTAAATGAGGTTGAATGTAGTTAATTAAGTAGAGGTATTCTAACTCAATTTGAACATCATCTAATTTAACTAATTGAATTGGATCAATTACTTTACGTAACTTAAATTCATCAATTAATGTGTTTGTAACTTCCCATAAAGTTAACGTTAGTTGTTTTAGCATTACATTGTAATCTATTAATCCTAATTTGTAATGTTCAATAAATGCCGCTACTATATTATTTTTTTTACTTAACTTAACTAATTGATTATTCATAACTTAAACCCCCATTAAATTATTAAATGCCATCTCTAATATTGGAAATTCATCTGACGAATATAAACAAGTATTAGCTTGTACTTTTTTCTTACCATTAACAATACGTTTAACAAATGTACCTCTAACTGGTTCTTTATTTGTGGTTGACTTATAAGCACCACTAACTAAGTGAGCTAACTTATGTAGTGTTTTTCTATCTAATGTACAACCTTTCTCAACTTCTAACCATTTAGTTAAAGGTATTCTATCACTAGATGTTAATGTTAAATCACTATCTAATTCTAAATAATCGTTTAATAATTTATCTACTCCTGGAATAATAGTAACTGTTGTATTTCTAAGTTGTTTATATTCAACTACTATCTGTTGATTCTCAAGTAGTTGTTTATTATTCTCATCTACCTTTAATAGAAGTTGAGTTAATGTATTCTGAATGTCATTTAAGTTAACTGATGTTACATTATCAGTTGGTGTAAGTTCTTTAATATAAGCATTTAAACCTTTCTGTGCTAACAAACGAAAATTAGTTTTAGCTACATCTGTTTTAACTCTAGATTCATAAGCGTAATACTCAACTATTCTAATTGCAACATCTTCCATTACTATTTTTGCACCTCGTTCTCCAGTTACTTCCGGGTTAAAAACCTTACCAGCTAAGGGTTCTAGCGATTTCGGGTATGTATTCGTTCCGGGTGCTGTTAAGCTGTTAGTAACTTGACTTATTGCTTTTCTAGTTACACCACATAATTTAGCAAGTCCTGATAGACTAACTCCTGTAACTTTACCATCGTTAGTTACATACAATTCAATATCATCTTCACCAATATAAGATTGTGCGTAAGTTATCTCACTCATATTATTAACCTTGTGACTACTGTTTAAAGTATAGTACCTTTATTTCAAAATGACAAGGATAATAAAAAACTCAAGTACGCTAATACTTGAGTTAGGAGGCAATATATGTCACAAACAATCCAAACCGAAAGAATTGAACTTTCATGATGTCCTCTTCCCAAAAGAGGCGGCTTACCATTAGCCCAGGCTTGGTTGGAGAGTTATCCTTAATGTTTCACCGACTAACAGTTATGATAACTTGATAACTCTTTGAGTTAGTAATTAACTCCTAGTAATATCATAACGTAGGGTCGGATATTCTGCTAGTATATCAAGGAGTACCTACGTCTAACATTAGTTACTATAACTCTATTCTTCAACTTTGTCAATATGATAAAAATAATTATCTGTATTCTCAGTTACCCATTTATCTTGATTCTCGCACTTCCAATTATGAGTATTAATCTTATAACCAGGAAACTCAGTTAATGGTTCTGTTATGAATGATGGATCACCTAACCAATAGATACGATTATTAGGTTGAATTGCATAACATCCATTATCTAATTTAATTAGATGTCCACATTTATAATCACTAGCTTCTTCTGCCCAATCACCACCTATCCAATCAATAGTAAATACATATTCACCTTGATACCAGTTCTTATCTTTAAGTAGAACCTTACATTTCATTTCCTTCAGATAATCGTAAGAAACAACTTGAGTTTGATAACTGAAACAATCCCATAATTGTAACCAATCAAGATTTAAGTTATTTGCATCAACTCTACTAACTAATGCACTAATTGGAACTCGTGCTATTTGTGCGCCACCATTAGTCATTATGTGAAATCCAATTGCACGTCCAGTTAAACTAGTTAACCCGAACACAACAACTGGAGTAAATTCACCATAACCAGATTCTAAGTTAAATAGATATTCATTGCGAACGTAACATTTAATTAGAGGAATTGAAATACTAAATTGATACATGATTAGTTATCCTATTTTTCTTACGTTGTCAAATTAAAAGTTATTTAAGGTTAAATAACTTGAATAATATGCTCCTTTAGATTTAAGACTTTGAACTGCTCTTTTTACTTTATTTGCTTTTAACTTCATTAGTTGTTTAGTTTGTTCTTTTTGTCTATTTGTAGTATTTAAATAATCTTTTTCAAAATCTTTAAGATGTTCTTCTCGTGTACCTTTAACGTTTTTTGTGTAAAAATCTAATCTTTCATCATTTATAAATTGTTTTTTATGTGCTGCATCTGCACGTAAAGGGTAAGATTGTCTCATCATATTCATTTCGTCAATAGCATTATCATTTGTTCCTAATTCATTTAATATTGCCTTCCTTCTAAGGTCTAATCTTTGTTTACTAGTTAATTTTTTTAATTCTTCTCTCGTTAACTGTGAGTAAGATAAAGGTTGATTTTTTGGAACAATAGGTTGAGTTACTGATTTACCTTTACCTTTTAATGCTAAATAACCTAATCCTCCTGCAACTGCTAATCCACCAACTCCAATTGCAGCATTACGTAAACTTCGACTTTTACGTTTAGTTCTATCTCTACCTCTACCATAGTTACTTAAATCAACATCATTTAAAATAAACATATTTAATCACTTATTAATTACACTTATTATATCAGTGGCTACGTTAGTTACCTAATTCAGTATTAACTCTACGAAGTGTTTCATGAAGTCCCTTAATCCACTTATCACTTTCACTATTAAGTTGTTTAGAGAACTCCTTAACATCAGCATTACCTTTAACTTCAATATTAGTAGTTGGATTAAAGTTAATAACTACATCTTTATTTAACTTACTATTACTTGATTTAGACTTACCACTATTTGAATCAAAGTTAGGTCTTTCTAAGTTGACATTACTATTAGGGTAAGAAAATAAGTTGGATAACTTCTCCTGACTGAAATTAATACGAGTGTTATCTAACTCACGTCTATCTCCTCTTAGATTATTCATTAATGCCCGATAAATGGCACGATCATCAGCAGTAGTAAATGTAGATTTAGCAACTGCAACGGTCTTATCTTGAGTTTCATTACGTTGTTTATTATCTAATGCAGCCTTTTGAATAGTATTAGTATATCTATTTAATTCTGCTTGCTGTTCTAATATAGGACGTTCTTCTAACTTAGCTTGATATGCAAACTTCTTAGCATCTAATGTTGCTAATGATCCTTTCTTCTCTTCATCAGTTGCAGTTCTACTCTTTAATACTTTAGCTGTTTCAGCTTCTTGTACTTTAAGTTCTGCTGCTAATTTCTTTTCGGCACTCTTTTGATCTAACTCACTTTTAATTAGAGCTAGTTCATTCATCTTAATTTGAATAGCTAATATATCACGTTCTATTTGATGTTTCTTATTAAGGTTAAGTAACTCTTGTTTAGCAGCTTGTTCTGCTAACTTACGTTTCTGATAATCACTTACTGCTAATCCTTCAGCCATCTTAAACATACGTTGTGTATTATCTTGATGCTGTTGTTCTAATTCAGCTTGTTTATTAAGAAGGTCTAATCGCATTTGGTAATTTTTAATTTGTAGATCACCAGCTAATTGCATTTTATTAGCATTAGTTTCTGCAATTGTAGCTTCTAGATTTGCCAGTTGTGCAATCTTCTCATACCTAGCTATTTTCTCATTTTGTTTAGTTATCTCTAGATCGAGCAATCCACCTTCTCTACCTATACGTTGTCTAATCTCTAGTTCTCTACTTGCATTACTATTAATCTCACTTTGATTACGTTTAGTTACATCTAGTAACTCATTCTGTTTAGTGATAGCTAATTGTTCTTGTTTATTAGCATCTAATCTAATTTTAATTGCATCTATATCTTCTTTATTTCTCTTCTGTTTAATAGCTTTCTCTAACTCAAGTTGTATTAACTTACTGTTATTATTAGCATCATTGCGCCGACTATCTAACTCTATTTGTTGTTTCTGCAATGATAATTCAATTAACTTCTGTTGATTAATTAAACTACGTTGTTCAGTAGCATCTGTAACTACACGATTAGATTCGCGCAGTTGAGCTATCTTAGTTTCAATAGCAGCACGTTTCTCAATATCGTTAGTTACTTTAAGTGAGTTAGTTAATCGCGCACTTTCATTTTCAAGTGTAGATGATGTTAACTTATTACGACTATCTATTATCTTATTCTCTTCGTTAAGTGATGCTACATTATTATCAATGGTGTTAGTTAATTCACGGTAAACTAACTTAGTTCTATTCGCGGCATTTTCAATGAGTTTACTACGTTTAGTAAACTCACGTTCTAAATTATCAGTTATTATCTTCTGATAATCTAACTGTAGATTAAGTAATTGATTCTGTATTTCCGTCTGTTTAGTTTTATCATGTTCAACTAACTTAAGTTGTTCATTAAGAGATAGTTGTTTATTTAATATCTCCTTTTTTCTTACCACATCTATATCTTTGATAGATTGTTCTTCAGTAGTTAAGAACTTACTTCTATTCAAAACAACTAAAGCTTGTTCTCTAGTTAACTCTAATTCACGTTTTTTAGATCGTACATTAATTGCACGTTCTAAATTAGATGTTATTAACTCTTGTTGTTGTACATCAATTCCTAGTAATTGATTATTAATAGACTTAGTTTTCTCTAAATCATTTTTATTTAACTCTAGTTCCTGTAGTAGTTGTTTACGTTTTAAATCTAAGTTACGTTTAGTATCCTCAGCTATCTTATTGTTATATTCTTCTTCACTAATAAGACGTTTAGCTTTATCTAACTTAATTAGCTCTTGTTCTCTATCTAATGCTACTTGTTGTTGTTTAAATCTTTCATCTAATTCAGCTTTAAGATTATCACGTTGTTGTGCAGCTAGTTGTTGTTCAAGTAACTTTAACTTAGCAGCATCTAACTTCTTCTGATCTGCACCAGATGTAGCTTTAGTAAATTCAATTAGTTGTTTCTGATTATTAATTTCCTCTTCTAACTTAGCTGCATTTAACTTACGTATCGCAGCATTTGTTTCTCTAGTTGATGTAACTCCACTATCTAACATAGCCCGTCGAGTTTCACCTTCTAAGTTAAGTAAGTCTATTGTTACTTTACTTCCATCTCTCATGTAACCTATAGCTTGGTTAATTCCATTAATATAATCAGTTATATTCATCTCTTGTTTATTAGTATCTAATACAGCTTTAAGTGTTTTAGCTGCTTCAGTTGCACTAGTACCATTAACTTGATATAACTGATCAATACTACTAATAACTCCATTAACATTAGTGTCAAATTTATTAACGTAATCAGTCATATCAGTTACGTCAATTTTAACCTTCTTATTATTAGCATCAAGATATTCACCAGTTCCATCTAATGTTGCTTTAACTTGACGACGATATTGTTCTAGATCAGTTTGCGCCAATCTAAGTCCCTTCTTCATTCTAGTTTGAAGTGCGTTAGCTCCTTGATCACCTTCTATAGTAGTGCTACCTTTTTCTATTTCCAGATTATTATCTAATACGCGCTTAAGTAATATGTTCTGTTGAGTTTGATATTCTATTCGCGCCTTATCTATCTCTTTTTTCTTACTTAATACATCTTTCAATTTATCATTAGCAGTTTCTAATATTGTACGATGTGTATCTAATTGTTTTTCGTGGTCACTAGCTTGTTTACGTTCTTCAATACTTAACTTATCGAAATCTTTAAGTTGTTCACTAACTGCCTTAATTTTATTTTCATTAATTGATATTTCTAATTCAGTTCTCTTAGTTGCAACTTTAGCTTCATTAGCAATTTTATCTATGTCTGTTGCGCTAAGTATTTTACCTTGCTTAATTAATTTATCTACTTCTTCAATTCCAGTAAATCCCAATTGAAGTTTCTTAGTTGATTTAGTTAATTCATTAATAGAATCACGAGTTTTTAATGATGCAACATCTATATCATCAAGAACTTTTACTACAGCATCTGCTCTAAATAAATTAATAACTTTACCAAATCCACTGATAATACCATTAAATATAATTTTAGTTGCATTAAACTTTTCTATAGTATTATTAAAATCGCCCACACGATCCATAACACCTTTAGAACTTTCATCAGCTTCTTTAGCTACACTTACTGATTCTTTCAATAGTTGTAATCTCTTCTGTTCTGATTCATTAAGTTGTTTATTAATTTGTAATTTATCTAATTCACGTATTAAATTAAGTTGTCCTTGTTTATCTAATTCTTTTAATTCTTTATTTAAGTTATTTAATTGACCTGTCATTCCGAAGAATGCTTCATAACCAATAGTACCAATTAATCCTAATGCTACTGCTATGGGAGCTAACGCTAATGTAAATGGAGCTAATTTAAGATACAGTGTTGTAAGTTGAGCATCTAGGAATCTTAATGTTGCACTAGCTATACCAATTGATGTTGTCCATAAACCACCAATTACACCTGCAAATCCAGTTCCTGCAACACTAGCTGCTTTAGTAGCTCCAGCTAAATTAGTAATATCGAAGAACAGTATTCTCGTTAGTAAACTATTAGCAATGTAACTAGTACCTAAACCTACTTGTACTTTAATTAAATTACCATCAGCAACTTGTTCTGCTAATGATGCTGCTATTTTAAGTTTTCTAACTTCTGCATTACCAGCGATAATAGCAGTTTGAGTTGTAGTTGCTAACGTTGCATATTCAGTTGATTTAGTTTGTAGAAACTCTGCACGTTGTAAGAAAATAGAAGCGTTGGCAGAATCAACTTTAGCTTTAGTTCTTAATAACTCAGCAGCAGTAGATAACTTAACTGCTTTCTCATTATAGATAGTTAAGTTAGCTTGCAGTTGTTCAATAGCTAATTGTTTAGTAACTATAACACTAAGTCTTTCCTTAGCTGCAAGTCTAGTTGAATCAAGTGCGAGTTCTGATGTTACTAATGCTTTAGTTGCATCACCATACTTAACGTTATTTACGTTAATTAACTCTTGTAGTTGTTGTTGTTCATCAAGTGAATTAGTTAATTGATTATTAAGTAGTATTGATTCCTTCTGTAATGCAACAGTATTAGAACCACCTAATTTAAGATCATCTTCTACCTTAATTAATTTAGTTTTAATATCAAGTTGTTTAGCATTAGATATCTCTAACTCATCTAATAGTTGTAGACCTTCTTGTTTAATAGAGTTAGCTGTAGCTTCAGCATCCTTTACTTTAGCCGTTGCTTTAATAACTCCATTAACTTTATCTACTTGATTATCAAGTATCTTATTTCTACCATCTAATGTTTTGTTTAACTCACCTACATTAAGTTCATATTGTTTCTCTAAACCAACTAATTGTTTAAGGTTAGTTAATCTATCACCTTCTCCAGTAAATACAGCTTTAAGCAATTCACCCCTAGTTTTAGTAACTGTATTTAATTTAGTTTGTATTAATAGATGTGATTGATCAAATCCCATTAACTGTTTAATTACGGGAACTAATCCTGCTTTAGTTTTAATTAATCCATTAATTAAGTTGAACTGTTCACCTATAGTTCCATTCATGAACATCAAGGTTACTCGCAAACCTTGATATGCTAAGAATGCTTTAGTTACAGTTCCAACTAAAATACCAATAGTATCAGTTACTTTATTAAATGCTAATTGACCTAGCAATATTGATGCTATAGTCTTCTTCATTTCTGGACTAATTCCAGATAATGTTTTAGTGAACGTTTCTAATGCTTTAACTCCAGTGTCAAAGAATGGAGCTAACTGTTCACCAAATTGTATGAATTGTTCAGTTATTCTATTTACAATTGCATCGAATGTTTCAGCTTGGTTATTTAATTTAATTCCAAATACACTATCTAATGCTTTACGTGCAACTTCACCTGTTTTACTAACATCAAACATCTTCTGAGTAAATTCATCTAATTTCTCAGAGTTATTAGCTGCTAATGCTAAGAAAGTATTATAAGAAGTAGAATCTGCAATTATTTCACGAATTACTTCAACGTTACCCTTAGCTGCTATATTTAAATCCTGTATTGCTTTAGTAAGACCTTTAGCTTTTATTTCACTAACGTCAAATCTAATTGGTTTACCACCTTCATCACGTAATTCTCGCAATGCAGCAGCAGCTTGAGGAGTTTTGCTGATAATTACGCGCGATAATGATTCAATACCTGTTAATGCACTGTTTGTGTCAAAACCTTTTAATGTTAATGTTGCTACAGCAGCACCTAACTCTTGCAATTTAATCTTAGCTGCGTTAGCTGTTACTGCTGCTTGAGCAAAACCATTACTTAATTCTGGTATTGTAGTTACACCTAATTGTACAGTTTGATTTAGAACTGCACTAACTTTAGTTGCATCACCAGCACTCAGATTATAAGCACTAATAGTTTGAGCAAGTACCTTCATAGTTGCTCCAGTATCAGCACCACCAGCTTTAGCTAATTTAAGTCCTGCTGTCATTACAGCTTGGTTATCAGCAGCTTCAGTAAAACCAGACGACGCAGCTTCATAACTAGCTTTTAATGCGTCAATACTAGTTACTGCATTTTTAAGATCCTCATTAACTAGTTTCTGAATACTAGTAGATAGATTCTTAATAAATGGATCATTCTCAGGAAACAATGTAGCTACTTCTGATTTAACTTTATTGAATCTATTAAATGTAGTTAATGCAGTTAAACTAAATGAATCTAGAGCATTACGACTTCCTAATACTGCATCTTGTAATTGCGTGAATTGCGTAATAATGCCAATATCAAGTCCACTAGCTTGCATTGCTTTCAATCCATCATTAAATCCATCTAAGTTAGCTTTCGCATCATTAATACCAGTTCCTAGTATTGAGAATACTTTAACTACTCCAGTTACTGCAAATGTCTTATTTAATAGAACATCAGTTGTACCAAGAACCTTAGTAAACTTAGCTAAGTTATCAGAGTTAGTAAATAACTGTTTACCAAATGCACCTAACCCTATGTTAAGTGCCATTATCTTGAATTGTAATGAACCAACTTTCTCATTAACTTTATCAATAACTCCACTTATATTATCTTCACCTTGGAAGTTAATGTTAACGTCTTGATTATATTGATCCATTAGAACCCCATTAATTGATTTATACTTGTTTTCTTACCGTCTACGATTATCTCCTGATCTAGATCATTATTAATAACATAATCATTCCAATCTCTTTCTACTTCCTCAGCATCTCGAACTGATGGATCTTTACGTAACTCAGTTGTCTGATTAATCAGATCATGTATCTCCAGATCATCTAGTGAGTTAACTAGTAGTAGTGCATTCTCAACACCACCATATATCTCAATTAATGCCGCTAAATCTATAGCGTAGGAACTTCTGGTTGTTCCTGTGTCATTTTTTTTATTGCTTCACCACTATCTCCTCGATAATTAAGTTGATGTAACTGACTGATGAGAGATGGCTTGTACCATGTTTCAGCTTCAATCATCTTACCGATATTAGTGTATTGAGCTATTTCTTCAGGTGTAGATGTAGTGAAGAATATATTACTTAACTGTTCTAAATTATCCTCAAGTAACTCTAACTTGACTGCTCCATCTCCAACTACTGCTAGTAATTTAGATGTAGTTTCAATTACACTCCAACACGCATCATCAGCAACACAAGCCCCGACATTAGCATTATGAGTAAGAAAAAAGTAGAGGAGTTTCTGTTGTAGTACAATTAAGTCCTTTAACTTAGTGCGAGTTACACGCTTAACTGTATCTATAGTTCCGTCACTGTATGTTATATCAAAGTTATTCATAGATTTAAATAGTAGATTATTCATCTACTATTATTACATTAATTAGTTACAACCAACTTGAATAGGTACATAATTCCATTCATAAGGGAAACAGACACCTGGAACATCATTAATGAAGAATGGTATTTCAATTGCATCTGCCTTCGGATCAAGTGTAGATCCCGTGTAACTAGGTGTTACGTTATCACATTTAAAGTGAATTACTTTATTAGCCTTCGTAATTAGTAATGCACTAACTTTATGTGCGCCAACTACGTTATCACTAATACCAGTTCCAGTAAATGTTTCAGTTGTAGTTAAACTAACTGTTTCATTTGCGGTAACGAGATTATTAGAGAACTTAACATTGAGAGATGCTCCAACTGCAAATGTATCATCTGTAGTTGCACTAAAACTCGCAATACTAACTTGAGTTAATTGAACTGAGAGATTATTACGTTGAACAGATGCTTTACTAGGAGCGTTAAGTGCAACACCATAACCTAGAAAACCAGTTGTAACTGCCGCATAGTTATTCTGAGTTACTTGATAACTCTTAACTACATCTAATGTGCCAGTCTTAGCATCAAATTGATTGCCAATTTTAAATTGCAGGATCTCTGGTTGCATATAGGAATAGACAACTCGCAGAACTGGCATACGTCCAGTAATGTAACTACCAGAACGAGTCATTTCACCCTGGTTATTTTGAGTTGTTTGAATCTTTTCTTCAATACCGTTATCAATTACAAATCCAGTTGGAGTAGGTAGATGTAATAATGCACCATCAGATAGACGAGTTAACTTTAAATTAGCAACGCCTTTAATAGTGTCGTATAATTTACCGATTGTCATAATTGTAGCCTTAACAAATAGTAGGTTGACCTTCTGTTACGTTGAAGGAGAAACGGAGGAAACTATAAATAGGAGTTCCTAACTCATTCATTAATGTTCTGTATTCGCAACGTTTAGAAGTTGGTTCTATAAATACAGTTATATCATGTAATGCAAAACTAAGTACCTCATTAATATTATAATCAACCCAATTTAAATAAGGTAATAATACCTCTAGATTAGGTAACACTAATGAATAGTGAACTTGAATAGAGCTAAGTCGTTTATTACTAACAGTGTATTGTGAACTAGTTCTAAATACTTTAATTAGTGGGAAGTCTTGCACAGGTACATTAAACGCATCATATAAACGATAGCTATTAATAATAGGTACAGTTAATCCTTCGTCATTAGCACGTCTATTAAGTTCACGTTTAAGATAGTTAGCTATATGTCCAGTTAAGTAATCTTCATTAATCATGGTTTCAGCAACACCTTAACTATAGACTTAATTAACTCTTCGTATTTAGTAGTAGGTCTAGATAACTTCGCTACGTTAGGAATACCTTGATTAACTCTAAGTTTAATTGGATAACTAACTTCATCTAATATAAGTGGCGCAATATCACGATCTCCAACTGTGTAATCTCTCATCGTTTTAAATTGATTACTTAACTCAGTTAACTTATCACTGTTTATCTTCACCAGTATATATCTCCTTTACCTGTTTCATTAATAAACTCAACATCACGAAGTGCTGCTAACTTAGGTCTAGTTGTAACGTACACTTCAAGTCGAGTTATAGTATCGTCATAACTACTTCTATTAACTTCACCTGTTAATCTAATTGGTTGAGGTTGTGCAACTCCAACATTAGTTGCTACTAGAGGCATACCGGGAATGTATATGTTATGACCAGTAGTTAACATCGCCAGTAGACTGTATGCGTGTAACTTAGTATCTGTACTAGTTCCCGCCACATCACCACCTAGTTGCGCCATTCCAGTTCCTATGAAGTGGATACGCAGTAACTCCGCTATTACTAGATCATCAACAATAGTAGTTAGTATTGAGTGATTATTGATTAGCGGTAACTCATATATCTGATTGAGTATTAAGTTAAGGAACTCCTCTTGTTGTTCGATAACTTCATCAACCAGAACATCATCAACTTCATTACTAGGTAGACTACTATATGGTGCAGATTGATATTGACTTGGTTTGATATTAAGTCGCGCCTTCAATTTGCGCCCGATTGATTCCTTATTGCAGTAGATAGGTGTATAGGTCATTTATTCACCTTTAGCTATTTTTCTAGCTGCTCTGAGGAAATTAAGTCGTCGAAGGTCATCTTTCGTGCGATTTACTAATTTGAGCCAACCACGAAGTTCACGACTTATATTAGTCCCAGTTGATGCTAACTTTTGACCTACTTTAACTGTATCTTTAGTTTCTTTGTAGTTGATTCCCTTTTTTTTCTTACGCTTAACTTTATCTCGACCGCGTTTGAAGTTAGCTGTTCTAATGACAGCACTCCTATTGATATCTGTCATTAGGAACATATTACACCTTAGTTATTTCAGTTGTCTCAATTAAGTCACGTTGTTTAACTACTTGCTTCTTAACTCTCTCTGGACGATTAGCAGTACCAGCATCTATTTCATCTACGTTAATCATTTGATATGGTTCTAATGTAATCTCAACTGTTTCAAGTGATTTAACATAAGCACCATTATCTCTAATGTCTTCTGGTAACTGACCATAGAGATAAGGTAAGTTAGCTGGATAGATGTTACCATTACGATCCATGTATTGTTGAATTAAAGTTACTTTAGTTGTTAAGTTCATGAGTTTTCTGGTGTATCACCAGCTTGAGTTAAGAATGTATTTAAATCAATTATATTACCAATAGTGCCAGCACTTAATAATGGAGTTGTACCACCACTAGAATAAGTAGTGGCACTACCTGGAAATACATATTGTTTAGGAATAACTGTTAATTTGTTATTGAGAATATTAAGTGGAATAACAATACGTTGAACAGTTTTAACTACTGTAGTTGTATCATCCTTAGTAATAGTTAAGTTAATATCAACAATAAATTCATTTGTACCTTCTGCAATAGCACCAGTAAATGATAATGCTTTAGATAATGTAGGATTTAGTTTCTCACGGTTGAATGAAGATGAGATAGACATAGTTGTTACGGTAATTGGTTAAGTTAATAATAACATTAAATTAATTCCTCAACATCACTAACTAAAATAGCCCCATATCCTGCCAACTCGGCAGGGCTTATCAATATTTGCTCTTGATAGCTAGGGTCTGGTTGAGTCCTTTGAAGTAACGCTATGATGGCATCAAAACTTGCTTGGGTTAACTTGCCTCCACGTTTTAATGTTGTTAAGTTGCCAACCACCCAATCAGGTCGATTTTGGGTAATAGCATCTAATATCCTTAAATAGACTGGACTTTCAGCTACTGCCAAAACTTCCGCATCTGTGACTACTGCCGAAACTTCTTCTAAAGTTGTCTTTACAGATACTTGTCCTATTGGCACTGGATTATCTACTAATACTTTATCGTTGAGGTATGAAGTTAATTCCCTGGGAGATAGTTCAGGGAATTGTTCAATTTGAATAAGCAGCCATTGTTCTTGTTGTTTTGTCATGGTTTTTAATTATCCACTAATAGTTATTCTATTGATAGCATCGTAAATTTTCATGATTTTCCTCAAGCTACTGTGATGCCGTAGTAACCGCCTTGATTGCGCTCAAGGTTTTGGCGGTTGGTGATTAAGCTCACAACATAAGACTGTCCTATTGTTGGTAAAAAGTCTACACTCCCTAACCGTCGCCTGTGCGGGCTACGTTCGTTGTTGCGTAATACGGCTGTGCGGTCGCACCCGTATTCAGTTGCGCGCCCCAGATAATGCGGTTTTGCCCGATAGTTCTGCTTATGCTATTATCCGCATCGGCGGCTGTATTGATCACAGTTATTGCCGTAACCGTGCAGGTCGCGGTGAGCGATATACGATACCAACCATTGCCAACAGGCGTTGAACTTGCCGTTGCACCACTCCATCCAGAGCCTATTGTCGAAACAGTGCCAATCGCGCCGGTTAGCATATTCACCCAGCAGCGGGCTTGGTTGGTGACGACTGCCGTATCAAAAAATCCGATACGCGCCCAAGTGCCAGTTGAACCGGCTTTGATAAAGACCGAGCATGTGACCTGCCCCGCTGCAGCGAGCGTGATTGTTTGATACCTGCCGGACGTTGATGACAGCACTGTGCATCTCTCTGCGGTCAGTGTGCCATCGGGGGCTATTTCCGAGTTTGCGGCAATGGTTTCGGCTGACCCTGCCAAACCCTCCCACACCCCGTTTTCAAACTCCTGGGATCGCAGCAGCAGGTTCTGCGATCGGACAAAACCACGCAACACCACCATTCTAGTAGAAGTTCTCATGGTGCAAAACTCCTAACTCTAATTGTAAAACTTTCACTATTTGCAGCCGGAGTAAATGCACCACTTGTCACCACATATCCAAACAAAGAAGTGCCAGTTAGTTTATAAAGTTGGTTTAGGTTTCTCACCTCAGCAACTACACTACCACCACCACCTTGAGCTAATGATGCAGATAAAGCTATACCTCTGGGATTGAGAATACTTGCTCTATCTCCAGAAGATATAGAAAATGGTAGATTATCAGCTATAGCTGATGGTGGGGTAACACCGTATAAATACAAGGTAAAGGTACTCATACCTGCTGGTACTGCTGTGATATTGAAAATAATATCTAAGCTTTCAATAAATATAAACCCACCACTAGCACCAATATTCTGAAGTTCAAATACACCACCATACACATCATTAGCTGTGTAAGCTGTGGTGTTAGCAGCGCGAGTAATTGTGGTTGAGGATGCGTAAGCTAATCCCGCAGGTGCAGCAGTCATGCTGACAGGTTGAATATTTTGGAAAAATGTACCTGTAACTGGAATAGATTTACCCCCTGTTACACCTTGTACTGCTACTGCTTTTGTTGCATCACTTCCTGGATTAGCTTGAACGGCTGTTTGATTAGTGGCACTAGCGTCACCACCAGATCCACCACTAATAGCAGTTACGAATTGTAGTAATGCTTCTACCTTCTCATCTTTAGTTAATTCAACGAAGGTCTTATTAACACCATTATCTGCTGCATAAACTTCATTGTATTTATCTATAAGTTGTTGCTTAGTTATTGTCATATTACTTAACTCGTTTGTTGTAACTACCAAATGATTCACGAATTTTAGGTGTTCTACTTGCTCCAAATGCTCGATTACTAAGTCCTTTAGGTTGAGATGGTTGAAGTGGTTTAACAGGTTGACGTGGTTTAAGTCTACTTAATAGTCCAAGTTGATTAGCTTTACGTGCAGCACCTCTAGTTGCATAGGTTTTAGTAACTCCAGTTCTATTATTACCAAGTGATCCAACTTTAGATCCTGCAACACCAGGAACACGTTTAGAAGCAGCTTTTCTAAGTAGATTAAATGATGGTAATTTAAATGCCATATTAATTAATGTAGTTTACTTAATTATAATTGGAAATGTTTAACTTGTAAGAAAAAAGGAGAATGTTATGTATTTTAACTATTTATCAGTTATAATGAGGTGACTTAGATAGTTAGTTAGTTTGTATCTAAGTCAAGTGTAGTTAATTAAGGATGAATTAGTCATGTCAGATAAAATTATTGTACAACCCTCTGTTATTAATGATGTTGAGTTTTACATTACTTCAGATGGACGGGATGCTGGAGTTAGTATTAGTGGATTGGCGCGATTATGTGGAGTTACACAACAAACAATGTCTCAAAGAATAGTAAACCCATTAGCTGATAATACTGGTGTTAGTACACAGCTAAAAATGCTAGAACCTTTACTGGGTAACGTTTTTAGTCCACAGCTAGAAGGAAATAAAGATGGTGGAACTTGTAAAATTATTACATCAACAGCAGCAACTTTAATTATCGAGTATTACGCATTTGAATCTAAAGCTGCTAATGTTACCGCACGCAACACTTATCGTAAGTTGGCACAATATGGTTTCGTTAATTGGGTTAAGGATTTAACTGGTGCTGTTATTAATGATGATAATAAAGCTATTCTTAATTCACTTAAGTTACTAAGCGATAAAGTAGATGAATTATCTAATATAACTACAGAATATAAACAACTTAGAAATGCAACAATAACTAACTTTCCTAATCTTGATGTAATGTTAAATGAGTTAACTGTAACTACGGAATTAACAACTCATAATGGATATGTCATTTTAAGTGACTATATTAAGAGTAAGGGTTTTGTTGCAGATAAATCTACAATGCACAGATTCGCTAACTTAGTTGCTGATACTTATAAGACAACTACAGGTAATAATCCAACTAAAATTAACGTTAAGTTAGGTAAAGGTAGATATAGACCTAATACATCAGCTTATGAAGTTGAAATGATTCCTATGTTAGATATGTGTTTTCGTAAGTTAGTTAATAGTTAATAGAGTTAGGAGTTATTAGTTAACTCCTTTTAATTAACCCAATTGGAAAATCAAATCTAGTAGACTTAGACTTCTTCAATTTCAATTTCATAACCTTTCCAGAGTTTATTTTTATTTGATCTAGTTTCATAAGTAAACTCATGTTGTTTAATGTTATTTATTTTAAAGCTAGTTCCTCTCTTAAATATAACCTCTTCTTCTTTAGGATTAAACCCACGTATATCAACTGCATTAGAGTTATTTGATTTAGATTTAATCTTAAACCTCACTTTAGAATAGTTAAGGAAATCGTCATTAAATCTTTCATTAGTTGTAGCTGATGTAAATCTAGGTTCAGTTACTATACTTCCGATTTTGTAGTTAGATATTAAATCATTTGGATTAACATCTTTAACATATCTATAAGTCTCACTATTATTTAACTTAGGTAGTCTATCAAATAAGTTATTTAAGTTATTTACAGTTTGTTTAACTTCATCTGTAGCATCACCAGTTATAAGATAGTTATTAATATCGTCATGTCCATCATGTTTAATATATTTATTTAAAGTAGTTTGTTCTAACTTACTTAAGTTATGTTGTTTAACGTATTTATCTTTAATTGCACCAAATAGATTACCTTCATACTCATCGTCTATTTTATTTAAATTAAACTTACTAAACAACTCATTAAAACTAAAGTTACTATTACTTAAATAACTATTTAACTCGTTTACATTAGTTGATTTAACGGTAGTTTTAACAACCTGATTACGATTATATTGTCTAACTAATTTACCATTACGAAGATAAGATTTAACTCCTACAACTCCTAATAAACCAGTACCGAGAATTGCGCCACCAAGTAATAAGTTATTACGTTTACCTTTTTCTTACTAAATGTAGTTACATCTGATATTAGAAACATATTAGTTAGCAAATCTCCCTGTTCCAGATGGTTTAGTATTACGACTCCATAGATTTTTTCTCGACCACCAATTAGCCGAAAACTTATCATCCTTAGTTAATTGACCACTTTTATTCTTAATGCCGCCACTTCTAGCTAAGTAATTTTTACGAGCTTCTGGTGAGTAATTATGTCCGTATCCGATTGCGCCGAATCTAATTACTTTGTATTTTTTCTTACCATCAACTAATTTACTAGCTAATACTATTTTCTTATGCACGCCATCGTTCGCTGCGATTGGCTTATTAGGTGTTAATGTTCTACCATCACGTAACTTTCTCTTACGTTTATCTTTACTTCCTTTGTTTCTCGCAAATGTAGCTAGTTTATTAACAGAAGTATAATAAGCATCTGTATCTATAACTTCACGTCTAGCTATTAATTTCGCTATTCTACTTCTAGCTTTTTTTCTACTTTTACTTGTTAATTGAGAATAACCGCGTTTAGGTTTAACTCCTATTGTTTTATAAAGATCATTACTTAATGAATCATTTATAATTTTATCTGCTTTCTTTACACCATACTTTTCAGCTAATCTTCTTCTACTAGCTTGTTGTAATAGAAATACACGCTCTTGTATTTTCTTACTTCTTTGTTTCTTAATTTCTTTTAACCATTTAGCAGCTTGTTGACTATCACCAGCTAATTCTTCTAATTTTTTATAGTTTTTTAAATCATCATAAGTAATTTGTTTGTATTCATTACCTATGTTACCCGATGCTACTATTTTATCTGGTTTTATTGGTTTAGCTTTTAAATTACTATTTTTTTGTCTTATATCTCTAACTTGCTTTTTAAATGCAGTTCTACCAACTTGTTCTGCATTTACATTAGGCTTTGATAACTCTGTAGGTAAATTATTATCAGATAGTATAGTTTCGGGATTGTTAATTTTATTCTTTAAATCCTTTAACTTCTCTATTTCATTTTGTAGCTCTTTCTGTTTTTTATTAACTGTTTGAGTAGGTATTGGTGTGTTAGGTTTAGGTACATTAATAGAAGATTTAATACCTTTACCTTTTAAAGCAAGGTAACTTAATCCTCCTAATAATGCAGTTCCTAATACAGAATTACGAATTATAGAGTTACGTTGTTTACGTTTAACTTTATCCTTATCACCTTTACCTCGTGCGAAGTTAGCCAGATCATTGATTAGAGTTATCATAGTTAAAGTTGTTTAAGTTATCTATCATGTATATTCCTAAGTCTAAATGGTATAGGTTAAGTAAGTCATTACAAAAGAGAATTAGAACTAGAGAATCTAAAGTTAAAAATGTTAGTAGAGATAAAGTATTGCAGAAGTTATATAAACAAGTTAAATAGAGTTATTTATTCTTACGTTTAGTTAACTTCTTATAAACTGCATAACTTCCACCTGCTGCTAATGCTCCAATTGCAGCACCTCCTAATAGACGTGATTTAATGATTTTATTACTTGCGTTATAAGCATCATTTTTAAGTTGTTTAGTTATAGTACGTCTAACATTAGATTGCGATTTACCTCTATCTTTAGCTTGTTTAGTAAACTGCTCAATTAACTTATTCGGACGTTCCATAACTTCACGTAACTTATCATCGTTTATCTTAGCTCCCGTATCTCGTTTAGCTTGATATGTAAGTACCGCTACTTTCTTAGCTTCATCTACAATACGTTTACCTGATTTAACATCATTACGATAATCATTAGCAATAAGTTCAGTTAGTTTACGTCGTTTATCCCTTATGTCTAAATTACTTACACCTAACTCACGTTTTCGTTGTTCAGTTAATGATTTAAGTCCAATCATATTAACTCCACTTCCTACAATTGCACCAAGTCCACCTACTGTACCTATGTTAACTAATCTAAGTTTACGCTTCTTCTTGTCTTTAGAACCTAGTTTACGTGCCATGTTATTTGAGCCTATTACGTTGTTTCTTTGCTCGTTGATTAGCTAAGTAACCCATTGTAATTCCAGTTCCTATAGCTGCTCCTGCTAATGGTGTTGCAACTTTAAGTAATCTAGTTGCATTTCTAGTTTTATTAATAGCATTCTTATATTGATTTATTACATCATCATTCATTGCACTGAGTCTAACGTCATTCATTAAAGTAGGTTTACGTGCAATTGCATTATCTAAATCAGTTTGAGCTAACTTAATATTTGCATCAAATCTTTTAGTTAATTTTCTACTTACACCATATCCAATTGTTCCACCTACCGCAGATCCCGCTATTGCGTAGTTCCTTGTTTCTTACGTTCATTAATTAGATCACTTCTAGTTAAACCAAATTAATTGCGTCGTTTAACTTTATCCTTACTACCAATACGTCTAGCCATATTATTTCCCTTTGTTACGTTTATATGAGGTTACTTTAACTATTTTACCCGATTTAGATTTGCGATTGTATGATTTAACATTACCAAGTGATTCCATTGTTTTCTTACCTAAATAAGCAGTTGCTAATCCACCAGCACCTAATATTCCTAATCCTGCTGCTACACGACTCTTATTTGCTCCCATTAATCTAGCAGCACCTTTAATATAATTACCTTTACCATATCTTTTTAATGTGTCCTTAACTGCTGCAAATCTATTACCGAATACTTTAACTTTCTTCGCGGATTTAAGTGCTACATCATCTGAATCTGGTATGAAGTTCTTATCGAAGTATCTGTCAGATCCGCCAATATATAATGTTTTACCTCTAAGTCCAGTTAATCCTAAACCAATACTAGGTAACGCTTTAACAGCATCTTTAGAATCTTTAATATCTAATTTTTGTCCAGTTAATCCACGATACATACCCCGTTGCATCTTTCTATGCAGTACATTAGTAATTGGATTTTTAGGAGCGTCTATATATTTAGTAGCTTCAGGTATTGGTACTCTAGTACCATCATCTAATAATTCTTCTGCTGTTTCCGATATAACTTTATGATTTTTATGACGACCTGTAATGTGAATATAATTTTTAGAATTTTTAATATATTCTTGATTATTTATTGCCGCACTTGCACCAGTTCCACCATAATTAGGATCTAGATAACCACCATTCTTCAATATAGATTTAGCATTTTTTCTACTTGTACTATGTGATTCAAGTCTGACACCTAATGCTCTTGGAATGCCGGATCTAATAGTTTGTTGTCCTAATAATGCAGTACCTGTTCCATATAATCCAGCTTTAATATAGTTAGGTTGATTACGTTTATCTTTTTTCTTATTCATAACAAAAATGATGATAATTACTACCATCATTATAAGTGTTATTTGCTTCGCTGTTAATGTCAGTTTTCTATCTTAATGCACGTCCAGTTTTTGTGATGTTTAATTTTACCCTTAATTACTTTAATTAAACAACTACCATCTAGACCACGTGATTCTTTAAGGTGAACTAATCCATAACAACATAACTGTTCATTAGTTATTAAGTTAGTTAATAGGTAACGTTTATTAACTACTTGTTGCCAACTCTTTTTAGCATCATTGATTAACTTATCTTCAGCTAACTTAGCAGCTTTATCAGCTAATAACTTATCTCTTGTTTCCTCTGATTCATTAGCTCTAACACAACTCCAACCGTTAATTTTGCGACCATAACGAGGACTATTTGGATTCATTAATGGGTACACCGCTTTAGCATTTAATCCAGTTTCTTCAGTTAAATCTTCCATACCGTAACGACAGAAACTAACACCTTCAGGTGTTGTCAATATGAAGCGTTCAGCATCTGGTAGATATTGTTTAATAATTGGTTCTGCATTAATATCTCTAACTTGATAACCGTTAATTAAATTAGCGTTATTAATGTGATGTGATATTGTCTTCTGACATATATCTAATTTAAGTTGTTCTTTAATAGCATCAATACCATAAGAACAAAAACTGTAGTTATCTTTATTTAAACTAATACATTCGTATTTGTTAACGTAATCTAAATATGTTTTATCTACAGTTACATAATCATCATTAAGTGATTTAACTTTATAACCTTTATGATTAGTCATCTTATTACGAGCAACTTTAATTAAACTACTTACATCTAAATCTAGTTGTTGTAAGTGAGTTACACCGTAAGTACAATACTCAATTCCATCTGGTGTAGTTATTAAGTAACGACGATTTCTAACTAAACTATTACCTCGTTTTAATTTAGCTTCAGAGGTATTGTTTTTTAATCTAGCAGAAATTAAAGTGCTACCTAACATAGAAGCTCGATAACTTTTATTCTGCCAACGACTCGTCATCGTTCTTTTTAAATACTCTTTACCTTCAGGTGTTAGAAAACAACCTTTACCACCATTTAATACGTTATAACCGTTAGGTGTTAAAGCATTATATTCTTTAATAAAATAAACTTCAGTTTTATCAATTTCTGACTGATCTGTTGTTTCTAAAGTTTTAATAATTTCAATTTTAAATTTATCTACACCATATTTCTTAATTGCTTTTGATAATAAACTTTTAGTTCCAACATAATTACCGGCTCTAATATGTTCTGACCAACGCTTTTCAATTGTCCTATTTGTTTGTCCAACATATTTTTTATCATTAATTGAGTTTGTCACCAAATAAATAAATTGTGGCATAATAATCTCATTTACGTCATAAGATCATTATACCACAACTTAAACTCGGTCTAGTTAGAAATAGGGAATTATTATCTAACTACTTGAGCATACAGATTCTTGGGAGAATAAATTACTGGTAAAACCATTGATCATTTTGTTACCACGTAAGCTCTTTATCCTACGTATCAGTAGTTTCATGTGTTATATCTACTGTTCAGACTATATCATCATCCACTTGGGATGTTCGGCACTCGTGGGTTTGTTACTGTCCGGTCTGGACTCGAAACCTAGTCGTTGAACCTTCAAAACCATTCCTGGTTAAGCTTGGCTGCTGATTGTCCACTTCTGGAGTTTCCAGCAATTCACCGAATTTTTACTACTTAATTACTTAAATAGGCGACTACAAAAAGTTTCAATCGCTTGCAAAACATCGTTGATAGGCACAGTTGTCTTCTCATAAACACGTACCATTACAGGAGATTCAGTACCTGTTAATACACCATCTTTAACAACTTTCTGTTCTTCAGGAGTACCAATAGCTTGCTCACCCATTCCATCCTTGAGGAATACGAAGCAATTCTCATTAAGGAATCGAGCATTACTGATGTAGCTATCAATAGTATTAGTATTACCAGAGTAGGTATTATCTACTTGATAGAACTCATCATAATCCTTAATAGGAGGTAGGTTATTAGAAGCCATTACCTCTTGTAACATTGGGAAGCTAACAGAACCTACTTGTGCAAATCCAACTGATTGTCTAGCACGAGCAATAGTAGATGCTTGTTTCTGAAGATCACGCAATGCAGTATTACTCATTACGATGAGATCAGGCTTGTAACCATTAGTATTGACATAAGTAGTTACAGCATCTTCTAAGTTAGCGATACCATCAGCATTAGCGTAGTCAGTCCACTTGTTCAACTTAGGAGATGCAGTGTTACCAGTAGCAACAAGAGCATCAGGGAAGTGGTTATAACTAGCACCAGGACGACGGAAATCAATTGTCCATGCAACCTTAGTAATTGCATCAGATACACTCAATTGACCAGTCTGAACAACTTGCCAAGCCATGCTAGTAAGTCTATCAGCATGAGATTGGACGATCCCCTCAATGTGACCATAGAGATACTTAACGAGCATATCGTTAGTACCCTTAATGACGGAGTTATCAGTTAACTTCATGGTCATAACACTAGCGCGTTTATAGGCAGCTTCTTCCATTGCCTTACGCATCTGTTTCTGAGTTACTTCATCGAATGAATAGCTATTACCTAACTTAGCTAGTTCACCGATTACTCGACGGAAACCACCATGAGAGATAACTGGAGGTTCAGCACCAGGAGCAATAAAGTTCGCAACTGGTGTGAGACGTTCACTTACGTATGCTAGGAACTCATCATCCTCATACGTCTTAATAGGCATGAATTGATCAATAAGTTTAGTTCTCTGACGCAGACGAGCAATAGTATCGTCTACTAGAGTTTCGGCAACTTTAGCTTGCAACTTATCGGTAAGAAAATTAGAAACTGAACCCATAGTAAGAAAAAAGTAGGATAATGGGCGCGATAACATACATCATTAACATACGTCATTAACGCCCGGTTAGTTAGAATTTGTAAGCGAAATTGATACCAGGGAATCGTCTAGCAATATCACCATCGAAGTATGGTAGATACTGGATACGAACACCATTAGCAATAGTATAGAGAGCTAGATCCTTAGCTGTTGCAACAGTATAATCAACTGCATGAACATGAAGTCCTACAATTGCATTAACTCTAACACCGATATTAGTACCAATAGGTAGAGCTACACTTGCGTTACCAGTTAATGTAATAACACCAGTTGTGTAATCAATAGATGCAATAGTACCAACAGCAGTTGCATTAGGAACTAGAGTTGCACTAGATAATGCAGCACTAGTTACAGTACCAGCAGTTGTAATGGCGCGGTTAGTAAGTCCATCAACTGCAAAGATAAATACCTTGTTAGTAATAGATGCTGCACGAACTAAATCAGATAATCCAGCAGTAGCATTAATAGCAGTAGCAACTTCACTAGCAGTAGTTGTAGTATTGTTAGTTGTTGCAGTTGCAGTTGCAGTTAAACCTTCTACAGTAACAGTTACAGTTTGAGCAGCAGTTACAGTAGTGATAGTTAGCGTAGAATATGGTTCAACTACAGTTAATACATCACCAGCAACAAAGATATTAGTTGGAGATGCAGTTACAGTTGCAGCACCAGTAGCAGTTACAGCAGTTAACTTAGTACGAGGTAGGAAGCGCAGTACGTTACCTACTTGAGCAACAAATAGTCCAGCAGGAACTTGTTTGCGAGCTTCAGTATTAAGACTAATGTAAGTATTCTGCACAGTTGCCGACACATTAGGATGATTACCATCACTGAATGCGAGAATGGCAGGATCAACTAGAAACGTTTGAGATTGATTGAAATAAGGCATAGTTTATGAACGATATTTTTTAATGTAGTTAGCAGCAATAGAACTCAAATCAGCTTCTTCATCTAATTCTTCTTCATCAAGAACTTCCTCAGCGAAGAATCCCATTTCCATAGCTGGCATACGGTCGAAGATTTCAAGTACAGTATTCATTGCATAGAGTTGAGTTGCAGGATCAACTTCGTTCTCAGCACACACGGTACTAAATGCCGCGATACGTTCATTAGCACTGAAGTTACCCAGTAGAGATTGAACTGCAAATGGAGTCATCTTACCAGCTTCTACAAGAGCGTAAGCACGTTCAGCTACATCAGCTAGAGCTTCTTTAATCTCAGTGTTGCGTTTAAATTCGGCGAACTCACTGTTCTGGTATGTAGCATAGTCAGCTTCCTGGTCTTCTTCATCTAATTCTTCATTCGTATCTAAGTAATCATTGATGTCTTCACCACGACTTTCAATACCCATAACTAATAGTTGATTTTCAGTAGCTTCATCAAGTCCGAGAACTTCAGATAGTGCTAATGAGAGATTATCAGTAGGAGCAATTTCACCTTCAATGATACCAAGTAATACATCAGGATTACATTCTAGAGCATCACTGAGATCAATTAGATATTCCTCAATGTCATCATAACCAGCAGCTTCGCCAAGTTCAAGTAACGCTGCACCATATTCACTACCTACACTAAATTCGGCAACTTCATCACCAGTAGAGTAAGCAGCTTCACCAACTACATCATAGATATCTTCTTCATCAATTTCTAATTCAGCAGCAATGCGTTCTTGTAGGTCGAGATATGCTTGAGTCATGCGTTGCTTATATTCGTCCTTCAACATCACACCAGCGGCAACTGCATTTTGTAGATTCTCAACTAAATCCGCAAATAGTTGATTGTGATATTCAATAGCTTCGTTCATAATACGTCTTAGTTATTTGTTTTGTTGTTTATATGCGTGTCTTATACCGAGTCCTGTACCAATGGCTAATCCAGCAGCACTACCTCTTAATGTTCTACGAAATGTATTTTTAGGGTTACTAGATATTAAACCTAAGACTCCACCGATTTGCGCTCCATTAGCTGCACCACTAGCAGCTTCACTAGTTAATGTAGCTCTACCTAATTTACGTAAGCTAAACTTGCGAGGTTTCTTATCCTTACTACCAGGAGTCCTAGCGAAATCAGCTATTCGGTAGTCAGATAATAACTGCATTATTTTTTCTTACCTTTCTTATATGCTTTGTAAATACCATAACCTCCAGCCGCAGCCGTAGCAGCACCTAATACAGCTAATCCAGGAGCAGATGTAGCTAACGCAGCAGCTTGTTGACCACGTAGACTTGCAAACTTACTAGCTTTACCAGCAGCACCTTTAACACTATCAAATGCACGTCCAGGTGCGCCTTTATAATCGTAGTTCTTAACTCTATCACCCATATCTTTAAGTGATTGAACATCTCTATCAAATTGACCTTTAGCTCCACCACGAGCAGCTAAATAACCTTTAGCATCAAAATTCTTTTGTGCTTTACGCATATCATATTCTGGTTTACCATATCTCATACCAGCAGCTCCAAGTCCGCCTAATCCAACTGCACCAGCACCAATACCAGCATATAAACCAGCACGAGATTTACGTTTCTTCTTATCCTTACCTCTCGCGAAATCAGCGTTGTCGCTAGTTAATGATTCAAATTCTGCCATCGTATAGGCAGCAATAGGACGTTTTGTATAATTCATAGACGTTAGTTATAGTTATTTATTACAGTTTGTTTCTTACCACTTAATCCACGGTATGCTCCAACTAATGCACCAGTTCCAACTAATGCACCAGTACCGATAGCTAAACCTTTACCAGTTTTAGTCTTCAATGCAGTTTTACCAGCTTGATAAGTTGCAGATCCGTATTTACGTAATCTTCCAGCTTTAACTTGTTTCTGCTGTGCAACTTTATTAACAAATGATTGTTTAACATCATCTGCATCTTTACTAACGCGATTAATAACACGTTTACCTAAATTCTTAACACCATCAATCAACCCGAACTCAGCACGATTAACTGCTTCCATCTCAGCCATACTAAATGCTGCAATAGGTAATCCACTAGCATAACGAGCGTTAGGATCATTAGGAGGCATACCCCAATTCTGTTGTTGACCTTGAGCTTGATAACCTTGCACTTGGTTCGGATAAGATCCACCATTAGCTTCCTGCATCATAGGATCTTGTTCTTCCTCACCAGATCCAATCAACGTAAGAAAACGAGTGGCGAAATCATTAATAGCTTGATACTGTACTTCTTCACGACTCTGACCGTTAAGTGCTTGTTCATCAATAGTCTGAATAGTTTCAGTTAGTTCCCATAACTTATTAGTTAAATCTTCGTATTGATTACGAATCTTATCTAACATATCATCACTGTTCTCTAAGTCGTCAAATGTAAGTGCATCTGATTCAAATTCGGCACGTTTAAATAGACTTAGATTAGCAATGGCGGGATTAGGTGTTGCACTAATTTCACGTATTGCATTACTTACTACATCAATGCCAGGACTAAGTGTGTTTAATAATCCTTCATTTAACTGACGTATTGCTTCACCACTTTTAATTGCGATTTGATTAACAAAGATACCTAACTTACCAGTTAATCCCTTATCATCAGCACCAGGAAAATTATCTTCATTAATAGTAGTGCATTGAAATTGAGATTCTACATCTCCAATAACACTAGATTGCTCCTTCTTATGATCCATCAATACTGGAATGCGAGTCTTAGCAAATAACGCATTAGAGTTACTAACTATCTCACGTATTCTAGCTGGACTAAATGTATGTGTTCTCTTCTTAGAGTCAACATGAGTACCTTCAATTAGGACTAATCCTTTCTTAATTACCTTATTAGGTGACTCACTTATTGTTTCTAAATTAGAAGCTGAAAAATAAGCTAATTTATTCATACTTGTTTATTGTGATTTAACTCCTACTAGCTCTATATGTTTCATAATAGTGAATATAATAGACATAGTGGGTTATTGTTCTTAATAAGCACATGATAGATAAACGTAAGTTAATCGGTAACAAAATTAAACGAGCTAGACAAGAAGCTAATTTAACTCAGGAACAGTTAGCTAAGGAACTATTTATGCAGAGAAGTGTATTAAGTAAGATAGAGACAGGTAAGTATTCTGTAGCAGCAGATAGACTAGGCAACTTTAGTCGAGCATTAAATAAAAAAATAATCTATTTTCTAAGTGACATCTAATGGTTAAAGTTAAATCACATACACGTAAAGGTAAAACTGTTAAAAGTTATGATAGAAAAAATAACTTATTAACTAAATTGGTTATTGGTGGAACATTGGGAGGATTAGGTTTATTAGCATTGAGAAAAGGTAAAGTACCACCTGTTGTTACTGAAATACCGGTTAGACCAACTGCATCTATTGTACCTATAACAGATCCTACAAGATTATTATCACCAGCTAAACCAACAAAGTTAACTCCATTCTATATTTATCATTTAGATAGAAATAAGAAACAGATAATTAAACAGAACGGTTTAAATAATATAGTTGACAATAAGATTGACTTTGTAAAAGATAAAAAAAGAATGGAACAAGAATTAAAAGGTATAAAGTTAAGTGAAGCTTGGGATAATTATAGATTAGCAAATGAGTTGGAATATAACCGACAATGGTTGCAACATTTAAAGAGAAATTTAAGAAAGAGGAAAATTAAAAAAGGGGTAAGAAAAAAGGAATTGAATAAACTATTTAATTTATCAGATGAAATTAATAATTATAATAATCAAATTAAAAATAAAGGTAAATTAACTAAACGATTAAGTAATTTAGGTATTATTGAGCGAGGTAAATTTGATTCTGTTTTTCCTCAAGAAAAGTTATATAGAAACAAAGAATTAAGTAATAATCCAGTTAAAATATTATCGAGAAATCTGCAAGATATTAAATCTGGTAATCTAAGTAAAGAAGAACGTAAAGAGCGAGTTAAACAAATTAAAAAAGGTTTAGATGTGTTGAAGAAGTACGGTCAATATAATAACTACAATAATACAAATATGTTTATTCTGTCTGATGTTGGACAATCTAATTACGCAAGAAGATATGGTAGCAAGAATAAAAAGAAAAAGTTAGTTAATAAACCTATTAGTAGTAATACTAATTTAATGTTAGGTACTTTAACTGGTGCAAATTTAGGAATATTAGTTGATGGTGCTAAAAATAATAGAACCTATTCACAATCATTACTAAGAGGTAAACCCGGATTAATTGGTGGTTTAATTGGACTTGGTAGTGCATACGGTATTAATAGATTAACAAATAAAAACAATGGTTAAACAAGACGTTAAAGTTAAATCGTATGTAAGGAAAGGTAAACTAGTTAAACAGTACCAACGTAAACAAGACAGTGCATTAGTTAAAGCAACTATAGTTACTGCAAGTACACTTGGACTAACTGCTGCTAGTTACCTATTACTAAAACGACGTTATATAGGTAACTTAGATAAAGCAGCTAAGTCAATTAAAGTCAAACCTAATGTGGGTATTATATTAAAGAATAATATTGATGATATTACATTTACTATAGGTGGATTTGGTGGAGTTGCTGCAAATGAAGGAGCATTAAAACAAGCTGAAGGATTAACAACTGCTTTACAACGAGCAACGCCTGTTAAGGTAAGAAAAAATATACAGTTCATATCATTAGATCACACCTTTAAATTACAGACGATAGATAATAATGATCCGGCTTATTTCCCTAAGTTAGTTAAAAAAGTAAGTGAACCATTCTTCAGTGGTCGCAACGATGAATCAATTAAATTAGCTGAAGATATTTATAGTTGGCACATTAAAAATCCAACTAAACGAATAAGTATAGTTGGATATAGTGCTGGAGGTAATATGGCTAGAGATATTCAATACATTTTAAATAAACGAGGCATTAAAGTTAAAGTAGCAACTATTGGAACAAGTGACTTTAAATTATTACCAACTAAGAATGATCTTAATATAATGGGTGATAAAGATTGGTTCGAGAAGTTACGTGCGCCAAACTCAGTTGTAATACCTAACGTTAATAGTCATAGATTAGATGCTTATTTAACAAATGCAGATACCAGAAGTAATGTAACTAAACCTATTATTAAACATCTATATAATAACTAAGTTGACTTCTTAGGTCTACCACGTTTACGTTTAACTGGAGTTGCTGGATTTGGAGTTCCTGGATTAACTCCTAACTGTTGTTTAAGTTTCTTAGCTAATGCTTTACGAGTTGCACGTCTATCTTCAATATTACTAGCTCCCTTATAACTAAAGTCTTTATTAGTCTTGATAGCTAAATATAGATCATTATCTGAATTATAGTTAACTGAAGTTAGTTTACCACGTGCATTATTAACTCGTTTATTAAGTGTTGCATCATTACGTTTAATACGTCTAGTAATTAAACTATCTTCACGTTTAGTAAACGGTTGTATATTAACTGCTTCACTTGGTAAGTTATCTAATTCGCGTATGTATTTACGTCTAGCGTCTCTAGTCATAGCTCCACCAGTTACACTAGCTGCCATAATATTACCAGTTGTATTAGTGATAGGTTGACTTATAGTTTTAGCAGTTTTATTAAATACGCGCTTAACAGTTGGACTAACCTTATTTACAATCTTCTCACTTAACTGAGCTATGTTGCGACGATATTTAAATGCAGTTAATAAACCTGCTATAGAAGTCGCGCCTATAAGTCCTTTACTAAGATTGGTTAACTTCTTCTTACCATCCTTATCTCGTTTAAATAACTTATCCGTTACTTTAGTTAGTACACGATTATAACCACGTACTAACTTACCTTTACGAACTGATTGTTTTACTTTAACTTGTTTCATTTAGTTTTATTTTTATTATTGTAATATCTAGCTGCTAACGTAGCTCCTAATAAACCGCCACTTAAAGTTAAACCTATCTTTCCACTTAACTTACTTCCTTTTACACCTTTAATTAAATCTTTAGTGTCATCTATATTCTTAGCTATACTATCTCTAAGTTTATAATTAGAACCACCACCTTCAAGTTCTACACGATCTAGGTTCTTTAATACGTTACGTTGTTCATCTACAAAATCATTTAACGTTTTAATACGTTTATTTATTTTAGGTTTGTATCCATATTTATAAGCACCATAACCTAAACCACTTCCAACTAAAGTAGATCCACCAACTGTTAGTAACTCACGTCTTTTATTACGAGGTTTCTTATCCTTACCTCTACCAAATGTAACTAGTTTGTATTGCATAAAATATCTAGCGTTATCCCTATCGTATTGGTATTTTCTAATCGCATTAACTCCACCTCCAATAAGTCCACCTTGAATACCTCCAGTTAGTGCGTTTGCTCCAGCAATTAATCCTGCACCTCCAGCTAACATACCTGCATTTTTTCTAAGACTAGGATTACGACCTTGTGCTTTTAATGCTGCTCTCATAGCTTGTCTACCATCTTTACGAGCTAATGCAGAAGCAATACTTAAACCAGTTAACCCAACTCCAAGACCAGCACCCCATTTAGCACCAGTTAACATACCACGTCTAATACTAGGACGTTCTCTCTTCTTCTTATCTTTAGAACCTAATCGTCTTGCAAATGTTGATAATGAATAGTCAGATAAAATGTACATAATTTATTTAGAATTAAGTGCTTGTTTTTGTCTACGTTTAGCTAAGTAATAATTTAATCCACCACCAAGTCCAGCACCAATAGCACTAATTCCATCTATTAATGATTTACTTTTTCTTTTCTTTTTATCTTTATCACCAACACGTCTTGCAAAGTTACTTATCATAATAGTTTAACTGAATGAATAATCTGCCATAGTCATAGGTCTATTACTTCTAACCTTAGTTACTAAGTTATTAACAACCTTAGATACTTTACGTTTACTAGACTTAGATAACTTAGAATCTTTAATAGGTGAATTAACTAACTTCTTTAATCTATTCCTGTATATCTGTTTAACTCCATCTTCACTATTCTTATCTACTCTTAAATCAAAATCATAACGAGCATTATCTTTATTAAACTGTTGTCTTAATTCAGCTTGTCTACGTTTAATTATATCTGACTTAGCTTGTTTACCTTTAACTCCACGAGCAGATAAGTTACCACGAGCAGATAATTCTTGATTTCTCTGAAGTTCTTTTAGTGGATCTTTAACTTTAAATTGAACCTTATCAAATTTATCTTTTAATTCATCACTAATGTTAGAAGGTTTAGTTACATTAGATAAATCTACCTTCTTCATATCTTTAAATTCATTAGCTAACCTTAACTTCTTAGCTCCAAATATTAGTCCAGTTCCTAATAGTGCCGTTCCAGCAGTAAGTAGATATGGATTAATGCGAGACTTACGTTTCTGTTTATCTCGACCTCTTCCAAACGTAGCTAATTTATATTGCATAATTACAATTTAATGTTATTGTGTTTGTCTATCATCTGTTTAATATCTAATTCAGTAAAACCACGTTCTTTAAGTGACTTAATTATCTTATTTAAGTCTACACTACCATTAACTCTAGTTGTGTCAATATTATTAGCTTTAGCATAAGCATCTAATGATTTTTTAAGTACCTTACGTTCAGCTTCTCTAACTGCCGGATCATTCATTTTAGCAACACCAGCAAAATATCTACGTTCTGCTTTACTTAATGGTATATCTAAATCCTTAGTAACTGCTTTATAAATAGTATCTCTTAATCCATCTTTACCTTCAACTGCTGCTACACGCTCACTATCAATAACTATTCGTTTAGCTATAGGAGTTAATGTTTCATCATACATCTTCAATACATCACTAGCAGTTGGTGATTTATTCATTTTAGATTTAATACCATATAAATTAATACTTAAATCTGCTGATTGTAAATCACTATTACTATACAACGATTGATATTTCCTTCTAAGTTCATTTAAATCTTTAGGTGCAGTTCTAGCTTGTTCTCTAGCTTTAATATTAAATGCAGCTACAGTATTACGATATGATTCATTTGGATTAAATAACACTAATGATTTAGTATTACGGGCTTTAATAAACTTATATCCTTTAACTCCACCTAATGTAGCTAATCCTAATCCACCTATTCCACCAACAGTTAATCCTATATTCTTTAATTGTTGTTTAGCTTTCTTGTTATTCTTATTAATTAAGTTAGAAGGTAATGATCCTAAGTAAGCACCTGCTATACCACCCAGAGTAAATTTATCACCCCAACTTAGAGGTATACGTTTACCATACTTAATTGCAGCAAGTCCTCCAATTCCAAGCCCTGCAACACGTCCTACATCAAATACGATATCTTTAATTGATCTATTGTATGATCTAACAGTTTTACCTTTGCGAACATAAGACTTAACTTTAGATTGTTTTACCATAATAGTTTACTTATTTTAGGAACATCTGTATCAGTAAGAAAAAAGGAACGGCGCGATTTAGTGTCATTAAATAATGTTAGTTTGCGTGAACTACTAAAATCATCTAACATACCACTAAGTCTATCAATGTCAGCATCAGTTGGAGTAGTTATATTAGTTGCAACTTCACGACGTTTAGTTAACTCACTTTGATAGATGTCTAATATTGATTTATCTCTAGTAATAACCTTCTTTAACTTAGTTGCATAATCCCTATCTACAACTGATTCTACATTAAGTTCATTTACATCTACTTTAGGTAACTTAAAGTAATCTCTATATTCAATTATCTGTTTACGTAAATACTCACGTTCACTTTCTTTATTAAACTTACCTGTTTTAAATCTATTTAAACTAAGTAACAAACTATCTAGTTTAACTAACTCATTATTACTAACGTTATACTTCTGTAATCTACGACTAATAAGACTAATAGTTCTCTCTAATTTAACGTCGGTCAACTTAGCAGCTTCACTAGCAGTTTTATTAATAGTTGATTCACTTAGGTTATAAACCTTAGATGGTAATTTAACTTTAACTATATCTAATTTAATTGCATTGTTAATTACTTCATTAACTTTACTTGACTTACTAGATGCTTCTTTAACTATCTCTCTAATGTTCTTAATTAATGACTTAACTTCATCTAATGATCTTGCACCATTACGTTTACCTAATAGATATGCACCACCTAATAATGCAGTTCCAGTTGCACCTATAGCAACATCACGTAATCTATCTCCTATTGATCTATCGTAACTTCTGACTACTTTACCTTTCCTAATAAATGATTTAACTTTGGTACGTTTGAAGTTAACTGTATCTGACATTAGAAACATATTATTTCTTACCTTTATTAAGTTTACGTCTACGTTGTTTCTTATCTTTAGCATTCTTAGTTCGTGCAAAATCTGCCATTAAGTACATAAGTTTATTGATTAAGGTATCATATCTATTTTACATCTATTAATAGATTTCTTAATCCCATAGCTCTAAGTTTACTTCGCATTAAACCATTCTTATAATCACTAATAAACTCGCTAGTTAATACTGCCATATCATTACCTGTGTAATTACGTGCATCTAAACTAGTCAAACCTAACTTATTCTTAATTAACTCAAGTTGTCCATCTATTGCTAACTCAATATTATCTAATTGTCTAACATATGATTCAAATTGTTCATTACTTACATTCATGTAATTAGAAAGTATAGTATTCTGTAACTCTTCTAAATCACGTTCTAATACTCTAGGATTAACTTGTCCACCAACAAAAACTTTTTTAACTTTATCAAATTTACCAATTAATTTATCTTGTAATCTTAATAGAACACCACGTTTACGTTTAATGTACTCCAACTTAAATAACTCATTATCTAATAAATCATTTCTGATTCTTTTTAGTGTTGAATAATGACTAGTTTCACCTAACTTTAATGAAATTGCATTCCTTAATGTATTCTCAGATTGTATTATCTGATTATCTAATCGTTGGATAATAGGATTACTAATAATAACTTGTTCTGGAGTAAATCCAGGTGGAATTAATTCATCACTTAGCTTATTCAACCCTTCATCTATAATTGCTTTTCTAGCTAACTTCATTGATTGAATAGATGAATAAATCTTAGTATTAGCATCTTCTATTTCATTAATGTAATGTTGAATTTTATCTACATCTTCTTTAAATTGATTAAGATCATCTTTAGTTAAAGTAGCTTTAGTTATAGAGTTATATTGTTTAACTCTAGTTGTAATGTCATCTACTGAAGATTCAGTAGTTGCTGTCATAAATGGATTAACTAATTCATATCTATTATCTATTTCAATAGCTTTAGTAATAGACTCATCAATAGTATTAGTGCGCCAATTAACTACATCTTCTAATACTTTATTTGCTCTATCAATGTTAATTGTAGTTGGTACACGTTCAGGTATTTGTAATGGAACTAATGGAACATCAATAATATCATCTAGTAATGCTTGACTTAATGCTTTAGTTGTAACTACGGCTGGTTTACTTCTAATAATATCAGGTATGTTAAGTGGAGTTACATTACTCTTCTTAAATGCCGCATACATAGCAGCAGTTCCTAATATGCCAGCAGCAGCCCATTTAACAACATTGTTATTAAGTAATGATGATATATAGATTGGTACATTAAAAGGTTCTTTAGTTTCAGATTCCTCTACACTGGTAAGAAAACACGAGCAATTTGCGTGAAGTAGTGGTTGACTTTGACTATTACTTAACAAGTCATCTATCTTAATTATTCCTTTACCATAACCATAATCATAGATAGCGCGTTCCTGACATATTGGACATACAATACCATCCATCTTAAATGACTCAAGTTGTGGTGATCTATTAATTAACTCAGATAATTTATTGTATATTTTACGATATCTAGTATTATAATCGCCGGGAATCATAGCACGTTTATGTTCAATACTATTGTTCCACTTAACAAACTTAATACCTTGTTTAATGTAGTAATCAAGCCGTCCAAGATTATAAGCGTGTCCCATTTCAGTTATTGCAATACGTTTAGTACGAGCCTGATTATCCTTTAGTTTTCTTACTTTCTCAAGTAACTTGTCACGATAAGCTCTTAAATCCTGCATCTTATAAACTGCTTTATCTGGTAACTCATTAAGTAGTTTCTTATCAGGGATAGTTAACTTAACATCAGGATCATACTTCTGTTTAAGGAATGCTACACTCTCATAAACATTCATATCTTTAGTTGCAGTTAATTTAGTTGGGATATCATCTAATCGAGTTTTAATTAACTCAAGTTGTTTATTGTATTGCTCCATTTGTTTAGCATCTTCTCTAGTTAACATTGCACTAATACGTTTATAATAAGTAACGTCTTTATCAGGGCTATTATCTGCTAAATAACCAGTAGTTTTAGTTTCTTTTTCACCAACAAGTATCTGTTGTAATGTCGCTTTATATCGTTCGTTCAGATCATTACCTATAGTATTAATACGTCTATTTAAATACGATTTACCAAACTCAGTTTGTTCAAGTAATGGTACATCGCCTCTAGTAGATTCAATTTGACGACGTTGTTCAATTGCTTGAACTGAATCTCTAATATTAGCAGGTATCTTATCATCACTTAACTTAGTTGTTTGTAACTTCTGTTGCTTCTTTAAGGTACGTTCAATTAAACGTTGTTCTCTAGTTGATATACCTTTAGTTGATTTAGGTCTATCATTAATATCATTAAGTGTTTGATTATGTCGTTTAACTTCATTAATTAAATCAAGTTCTTCTCTCTTCATTTGTTTTAATACATCAGCATCACTATCAGAAGTGTCATAACCTTTAACTCTTCTATACTTAGCTAAGTTTAAATTACCATTCTCATCTACAAATGATTTACGCCAAGCATCTCTATCTCTAACTGCTTTACTTAATTGTTGATTAACTTCAGCTTTATTAACACGAGGTAATACTTCAGGTGTAACATCTTTAGTATCTTTAGATAACTCATTTAACTTAGCTATGTTAGCAGGATCAGTTAATTCAAAAAACTTATCTTGTTTATCTTTAATTAAGTTATCCTTAGCTGCGATAAGTGCATTTAACTCATCTTCACGATTACGTATAACTTGAATAGCTCTAACTTTATCTACATCATTATAAGTACCTTCTTTATCAATTGATCTTAATATCTTAGTACCACTATAATTACCTTCTTTATCTTGATAATCACGACGTATTCTATCTAACTCAGATTGATAACCTTCCTTTTCCTTAGTAATTTCATCAATCTCATTTCTTAATTTCTCAAGTGGTGATGCAAATTCCGCAATGCTATCAGAGTAAGAAAAAAGGGATGGCGGCGTTTCATCTATTGCATGAGTACGTCCGAGATTCCAACTATCATTCCATAACTTATTTAATTGATTACTGATAATGAGACTTAAGTTATCTTGTTTACGCGATAATGAGTTACCTATACTATTAGTTAATCCATCTGTAAATGCAGTAACTAACTCATCTTGTTCTTTAATGTACTTGTTGATGTTCATAATAAATAAGCCGCGATTAGTGGCGGCTTCTAGTGTTATATGTAGTTTAACTTAATTTAGTTATCCTTAGTTAGTTGTAATTAAGTTACTGAAGTAATTATTAACAGAGTTTAATATCTCATCTTTAGCTTGCTCAGATATAACTTGATCTGGATATACTGGGATGCTAATAAACACGTTATGTTCAATACTTTTAAACATTATATGAGGATAAGGAACATACTGTTGTAGATGAGCTTTATATGTGTCTACAAAGTTAGTGTTAACGTAGTTAATAAATTCAATGTTATTCATGTTGGCGTAGCGAATGACTTATTATATGCGGCGATAACTTCAGTTGTATACTTCTCAATAATTAAGTTCTGATATATCGTATCTAAATCAAAGTCAGTTATAGCTAATCTATAACCCATTAACTTATTACCTACATACCAAGTTAATTTAATTGTCCATAACTTAGATTCGTTATCGTAGTTATAAGTAATGTAGTTAGATGTATCTGGTTTAAGTTGTTCATAAATAACACCACTTAAACAACTTATTAATACTGTGTGTTTCATAACTCTACTTTACCTTAGTTAACTTAACTGTAACATCATTAATAAACTCATCTGTGAATAGATGTGAGAACTTATCATCTTTAACTTGCACATCTAAATACCATTCAGAACTGCGCCACTTATTTTTCTTACCTTTAACATAATACTCCTGACATAGTTGTTGTGTAGTTAGGAAACTCACATCATTCATCCTATCTAGTAGTAACTGTGCTTCATTAGTTATACCTAACGGTGATAGGAATATAAACTTAATGGGACGATTGAACTTATCAGCACATAGTTGATAATAACCTTTATCTCCTATAGTTTTAGCTATGTCATTTGTAGTTATCTTATTTAACTTTAACTCATATACTATAACATTACGTCCATTAGATTTAACGAAGTCAACTCTTCTAGTTTTAGTTGTTGCATTAATAGTATTGATTAGTGGATGTTCAATGTAGAATCTACCACCATCAGTACATAAATCAATCCAGTTCTTAATGCGGAATGCTAAGTCTACTTCATTACGTGGTGCAATTGGAATGCCGTGTACATTGGCAGATTCTTGTTCTAGTAATAATTGATGTGATTGTTGATACTGCTGTTTTAGTTGATATAGAGTTAAGTCAACTTTAGCAGCAAATTCAGGTGATAACCATTGGGCTATTCGTATTGCAACTATTTCATGTACCCAAGTTCCTTGTTCATAAGGATTACCACCTTTAATTGTTTGAACAAGTTCGTTACCCTTAATTCCGGTGATCGTGGAAACCTGTTCTATATAAGACTTTGACCATTTGTTCTCGAAAAAGTGATCTATTCTTTTACCACCTGCTTTGCACATTGCAGTTGCATTCCAATAGTTATCTGAAGTGCGGCGATAAATTGATTCGTTATTAAAATCAAAGGCTTTAACTATATTACTCATTAATTTTGTTCTCCATCATAAATTTAATAATTTGATTAATACCTTGAAATTCTTCACCTTGTTTAACTCTAATAATAGTACAGTTCAATTTAGCAATTAAATACTGTTCACGTTTAATATCGTTATCTTTAATATCTACGTTGTTATGATGTGTTTCGTCGTATTCAATAACTAGATTATATTTTTCATTATAAAAATCTAAATAATAATTATCTACTTTCTTTTGATATTCAAACACTAATAGGTCTTTAAATGTAGATTCTAATAATAATTTAAATTCAGTTTCGTCTCTTTTAAACTCATATCTAATACTATGTACATTTAACCATTGTTGAAAGTACGGTAATAATTTGTTATGAATCCATGTTCCTTGTTTAGTAAAGTTACCACCTTGACGTTTAATTACACATTGTTTTAAAATTTCAGACTCGACTGCTTTAATAGCTTTTTTAGTTCCTGCGTTTTCTAACCAATGTTTAACCTCTTTACCATGCTCTTTAGCAAGTGCTGTAGCGTAAATATATTCATCTAAATAGACATCGCTCATATTACTTATCCTTATTTTTTCTTACCTCTACATCATACTACAATAATTCAAGTTTTAGTTTAATGTAGTTACTAATTGATCTCTTCTCTAGTTCAGCCAACTTAACTAACTGTTGATATTGTTCCTCAGTTACTTTAAAGTTAACCATCTTAGTTGCTAATGTTTTAGTCATTATCTTTATCCTTATTATCCCAATAGTCAGCAATAATCTTATCTAGTTCTTTTAACTGTCGTTGTAGATCAGCTTCTATTTCTTCTTTAGTTTTATCATCACTCATTAGTTAACACCTTTAATTACTTCAACTATAGCATCAGGATAATCCCAACTTAATAACTTAAATTCACTATTACACTTTTCACAATTAAACCTATCATTAATATAATCTTGTGGCGATCCATACATTGATGTACCAGGATAACCTGTTTTACATATAGGACATTCTTCTAGATGCACATGAATTACTTCCATGCAGTAATCGCAGCATATTTCACATTCTAGTTCAACTTCTATTACATCACCTTGTTTAATCATATTAATTCATCCTCTTTTTTCTTACTCATCCACTATATCATACTAACTTAACTTAATTAATGCAAGTAGTTGTCATTTCTCATAGATCTATGTTATCTTAGTTATTAGTTAATTACATACACATAACTACAATGAACGTTGAACATT